ATGAAGCCCCTACCAATCACGAAGATCGAATATGGCGAGTTTCAAAAGGCCTACGCCTTCTTGAATGACGAGCTATTCGAGGGCGCTCTTCCTAATATCCTCGTTACGTTGCAGCGGCTTTCCCGAGCGCATGGCTACTTCTCGCCAAATCGATTTAGTAACCGAGAGGCTGACATTTCCGTACACGAAATCGCTCTGAATCCCGATGGCTTTGTGAACCGGACTGACGAAGAGATCATCTCAACGCTTGCTCACGAAATGGTTCATCTTTGGCAGCATGCATATGGCAAGCCCGGCAGGCGGGGCTATCACAATCTTCAATGGGCCAAAAAGATGAAGGAGGTTGGTCTCCAGCCGTCGGATACCGGCGAGGAGAACGGCAAGGAAACCGGAGAGAGAGTTAGTCACTACATCGTTGGTGGGGGACCGTTTTCCAAGGCGTACAAGAAGCTTGAAGCAAAAGGCATTCAATTGCATTGGCAGTCGATACCGAAACGAGGGGCGGGAAAAACGAAGTTTTCCTGCTCGAATTGTGGGCAGAATGCGTGGGCCAAGCCCGATGCTTGGCTTCTCTGCGGCGCGTGCAATGGGGCGAGGATGAGCGGCAAGTAGTAAGCGGGGCGTTGCGGGGCTGCACCCCGCAGAGTGGGGTAGCGGAAGCCCAACGGGCTGAAGCGAGGGGAGAGACTTCTCCCCCTTAAAAAAGCCGCCCAACGCGGCAATCCAAACGAGGCAAAAACCATGAACGCTACACGTGTCTCCAAACGCGCCGGGCTTAGGTCCGGCATGACTCTAATCGCAATCCTCCTCACCGGCTGCTCCATGGGCAAGAGCGGAGAAACCACCATCACTGTTACCGGAACCCTGAACGGCGGCAACGACCCTCTGGCGATATTCGGCGGCGGCGTACTGCCTGCCGGAACGCCCTACACCCTCGTCTTCACCTTCGACGACACCAAGGGCCAGGACACAGATCCCGGCTGCTCCGGCTCGGGCATCGGCGGAACGCACGAGGAATCCCCCGGAACGGCCACCCTCACGATCAACGGCAAGAGCTACGACTTCGGCCAGAGTCCGGACGCGACCTCCAAAGCATGGCGCAAAACCGGCGATGCCTGCTCTGAAATCGGCATGGAGATCGGCGAGGGCCGGTTCCCGTTCTTCAGCACGGTGAGCATCAGGGTGTCCCCGCCACAAGGCACCGCTACGCTCACGAGCGATTCCGACTGGCGCTCCCGCCTCTCGGTCGATGACGTCTATGCGCGCAACACCTACAACTCATTCGTCATTCAGAAGGCCGGAAACTACGCCCGGACGATGAGCTACCTGTCGGTCTCCAGCCTGAAGGTGCGTTGAATCACCGTTCCCGCTCCTCCGCGCGCTCCCGGCGCTCCTGCATGAGCCGCTGTGTGTGGAACCCCTCCGATACCAGGGCGGTGGCTACCGAGGCAATGCGGATCCACCGCCACCGCTTCTGCGAGTCCTGCACGATCTCGCCGATGATGAGCGGGCTGAGGATGCCCGCCATGCGTATCCAGTGCCCGGCAGAGCCAGCGCCCACCGACGTGTGCACATGGTGAAACGCTGACCGCTCGCGGAGTTCCGGCGGTTGAAGGGCGTAATCCCGAGGTTGTGGTGCGCGCGGGGGCATTGCCCGCGCAGGTTAGGCATCCACGGCCAGCCCGTCAAGCTGGATTTGGAATGGGCGTAAATTGAAATTTGGCGGGCTTGAGGCCAAGCTTCCACAGCATCATCAGATTGCTGAGATATAGCGTAACCTTCTCTCTATCTGCGCTGATGATTGGATTGTCTGGATCTTCAAGATCAACAATTTGCGACGGCCATGAATCGCCGATTTCTAGACTACTGGTAATGGCGTTTAGACGGCTTAAGAGCAGTTCTCGTCGTGGAAACTCACCGCTTCCGGCGATAGCGGTGAAGCCGCCCTTGCGTTCCCCGAACATCAAGAATAGCGGCAATAGACCCGCGAAGTAAATTTTCTCAATTGGCTCTATCACGCGGTCGTCGTGGTCTTCATCCCAAATAACCGCGAAGTCGCAAAAGCGGCCATCGCCTAACATATTTCCGTCTTCGTCGCCGAAGACAACTGCGCGGAAAATTGAATAGTGAGTACCTCGGCCAAGAGTTCCGGTCGGGGTCTGTTCGTCGTGGAGGGTCTGGAAAAATTCGCTGTATTTGCGCAAGATGCGCTCCTTTCAAGAGGCAACGGATGCGATTTCGTCGCACGCGCGGATTTTCGTCCGCGCTCCGTTACTACCATCCACAGTCTAACATCCGTGTCAAATGTTAGGGAAGCTGAGAAGGTTCGGAGTTCGCATATGGTTTCATCAGTCCCCGGTCATCTCCATATCTCGGGGTTACAGCGCTTGGCCACTCGACCTCCGACGATGTTCTGAAGCGCGTGGATATGGAACGTGAATTCGGCGGCATCGCCAGGATGGCCCTTTGACAATCGACAAAATTCATTCCAAGCATTTGCCAGATGGGTGAGTACCTCATGCTCCTCTGCGGTGAGTCCGGGTTCTGTCATCGTGTAGGCTCTTGGGGATTAAGGGCCTTTGCAGCGATGGCCTGCGAGTGATGTTCATAGTGTTGAGAGGCGATTTTCCCGAGGGCAACTTCCAGCCGCTCAATCTCCACCACCGCCTCCTGCACCAGAGCGATGAGGGCGGCTTCACGAGGGCGGATATTCCAGGCATTGACAGCGGCTTCCTGCCCACGCTGTTGGCGCGTTTGGAGTCCGCAGTCAAAACATTGCACGGAATAGTTGCCGAAGCCATGGGCCGTCAGAGTGTCACGGGCGGCTCCGCACCGTGGGCATGGCTGAAGACCGTGCAGCAGTTGCGTGAGCGCCGCGAGCTTGGTAAGGATGTCGGTCACTGGAACCCCGTTTTGACACTGGTTGAAACGATCCCGCTCCCGCCTTCACCAAGGATGTAGACTTGTTGCGGGGTTTTGGGAGGGGATATGAAGAAAAGCAGCCTACTTGCCGGTCTGGGCTTTGCGTTTATGGGGACGATGGTTCTGCTCAACAGCCTGGGCAATCCACGGATCGAGGCGGCCCACTTGCATGGCTCCGATATCTTGAGACTCGTCGCTTCGGGCGGGTTGTTTGGCGTCGCCATAATGGTGGCGACGGCTTCCAGATGGGCGAGGAAAGAGTAGGGGGCGTGAGTCATGCTTCATCCCTGAATTTGACGCCGGCGGCTTTGATGGCAGTTATTACAGCTTTTGCATGTGCTCGATAAAGTGGCCTGAAACCTTTGGCAATGTCCTCGTCTTTCAGCAGTTCTGACAGGGCATGCTCAGCAATTCTCGCCGCTTCGGCTTGCGTCAGCTTCGGCGCATAGTTGTCTTTGGCGGCTTGCCAGCCAGCCCAAGCGGCCTGTACGCTGCCGTTAAGGTAAACTCCGTCGCATTTCGATATATGCCTTCCTGCCGGACCGCCGAATTTGTGGTCAACCCAGTCTTCGAATTCCTCGCGGTCGCTCATTCATCCCTCCAAGACGAAGCAGGAATAGCGGCGATGGCAGCTCTGGCAGTCTCAACGCAATATTCCCAATGAGCCTTTGGTGGGTAGCCCCCGTCAGTTTCATCAGGGTTGTCGCCAGCAATCGCGCGTGCGACGAGCTCCACCAGTTCGTGCGGGGCCGAATGGGCTGGGGCCGGGGAGACTTTCACTCCCAGTTCTTTAGCGGGCCTTTCGGCTTCCTCCTGCGTTTTATCTATATCGCAGGCCACGGCTCCGTGATTCTGTTCAGCGTTGTGCTCGCGGATGATGGCGATGGCTCTATCAGCGGGGAAATACTGCTCGCTATTATTTCCGTCCATATGGCCGGTGCGTATCTCTGCGAGCCGGTCAATCAGGGTTTTTGTGGTCATGATGCTTCCCCCGTGGTTTTCGCGTCCGCTCTCGCGGTAAAGGTCAGCGCATTCTCGACTACCGCCGCGCCGACGTCATCGGTAACATCAAATTTCTCGCCCGTGACGGTCACAAGGCCATTCTCGATTTTGTAGTGCCGAGTGGCGTACAAGCGCCCACTGAACTTGCTGTAGAAAACGCGGATTGGCCTCTTCATACTCCATCTCCCCCATAAACCGTCACAAAGCAACCCTTCTCCGCATCCCACAAAGGATGCGATCTATCCCCCTCGTCGTAATCCTCGACGCGAACCTCGACTCCGGGTGGGATGCCGGTCACGTCCTGCACGAGGCCGCCTTCGACGTGAACGGTGATAGTCTTTTGCGATGCGCTGTTATCAACCAGCGCTTCCCACTCGACAAGCTGTTCTGGCACTGTAAGGTGGTGATATTCCGCATTATGCTGCTTGCAGTTGTGAATAGCCGCCTTAAGGGAATGCTTAAGGGCGGCATTCTCTCGGCGCAGCCCGTCCACATACCGCTCATATTCGATGGTTTCTGAGGGGAGGGGCTGGGTCATGATGCACTCCCGCCGGTCTTGTAGTTGGGATTGATAGTGCGGGCGAGCAGGTCCATCGCGCCATCGGCAAGGATCCGTGCCTTTGACGAGCCTTTCAACCGTTGCGAGCCTTGCAAATAGAGGGCGATTTCCTCAAGCTTTTCCCGCACGTCCTGAGCGGAGGCCAGAATCTGTCCGGTCATCGGCGGCGCGTCCTCTTCGACGTAGGCGACGGCCTTGCCATCAAGGACTATCGGACGGCCATCTTCGTCCGACGAGAATTTGAAATATTGCTCACGCATGATCGCCTCCAGTGCTCGCGGCGAGAGACGAGCGATTCGAGGCGATCGACTCCGATTGCAGTCTGAGATATGGCCGCAAGACATCAAAGGCAGCGCCGATTACGACGGAGCCAATGTTGCCCTTCTTAACGCCGTTCCGGGTGATGACTTCCGACACATGGTCGTCTATTCGTCGAATTAGTTCGGCCTCGGTGATGCCCTGAGGCTCGTTCGGTGCACCTCCGCTGGCCTTGGCGATGGCGGCGCGGGCATTCAACACGACGGGACATTCACGCTGTACGCCATCAATGCAATCGGCCATATTGAGGTTATGCAACTCTGTCCATTTCACGAAATCAATCAAGGCACTGAGCAGCGTCTGGTGGCTGTTGCACGCTTGGACGATGAACGCCGCATTCGCCTCGGCCTCTTCGTCATCGCCGCAGTAGCCTATTTCGCAGACCGGGGGCCCATCGCAGATGCCGTCTTCGTCAACGGGGAAGATCGTATATCCGTCGGTGTCACATAGTTGTGCTGCTACGGAATCGAAGCCATCGCCGTCATATCCCCAAGGCAGAGGCGTGTGCGTCGTGGCCGAAGATTGTGATTGCGGCTGAAAGGAATCTGTGGAATCAGAATTGGTAGCCATAAACGTACATCCTTACGTTGGTGGTTAGAGGGGCCAGTGAGTGTGGAAGCTTGCTGGCCCTTCGCGCATTTAATGGGAAGACTCCGGTTCGGTCAACACGAAAGTGAAGGGGTGACCCGAAGGCCACCCCAACCCGGTTACTTCTTGCCATCCTTCTTGAAGCTCGGCTTCCGGTACGTCAGGGTGTGGCCCTTCTCGACCCCGGATTTCACCAGCTTGTACGAGCCCGGCGCAAGACTCGGTTCCTCGAAGGCGATGGAAACGTAGTGCCCGCGGTCGTCCTCGTAATCCCAGGCGACGCCGATGTCCTTGCTGCCGGAGCTGACGACGTAATCCGGGTGGTTGTCCTTTTCCTTGTCCTCGACGCGGACCAGTTGGACGGGTGCCTTGATGGCGAGAGTATCGAGCTTGCCCGTGTAGCCGGTTTCGGTGGATTGGAACGAACCTATGATGAGAGCTGATTTCTTCATGACTTTCTCCTTTTGTTGTTTGAAGCCGCGACATGCTGCTTCTTGACGGCGAACGTCAGGCGCGCGGAATAGCGAAGCCGGTCATAGAACTTTGGAGCGCAGCGACCGCGAGGAATCGACCGAAGGGAGAGGGGAAATGTTCGTCATTGGCCGGAGAGCGACGCGCGCATAGTCGCCGGCATAAAAAGGAGCAGGCATGGACTTGCGGCGGAATGCGAAAGGGGAGGGTGAAGATCAGCGCTTGAATCGGTGTTCAAAATCGGCCGGAAACACGGTGGGGGCTGCGATGACCGCCTATATCCGAATGGATGTAAAATTGACTGAATGGAGAATAGCCCATGTCGCCTAGGGCGCGAGAACCGCTAGACATACAGGATTATCTAGAAGCCAGCAGTGATGCCTCATCCCGAACGCGTGCGGCGCTGCTGGCCCTGATTGTTGCCAGTATCGTTGCTTTTGCTGCCGTTCTGCACACGATGCAAGGGAGATGGATGCATGAACGAATTCTCGCTGCGCAAAATATTCGGAGCAGCTACGTCGCCAAGGAGCTCGGCCCGTACCCAGAGCGCAGAGGATTGAGCGCGGACGAATACGGTGAAAGAGTAAGGCATTACGAGCATCGATACCTTGGTCTCTGCGACGCGTTGGTGAAGACGGATATCGAGAATTTCATCGTGAGCGCTCCATTCATCGGTTTTACTTTTGACGTAAATGATCTGGATGTCTTAGGGGCGGTCGGCTTGTTCGTTGTTCTATTAGTCTATCGGTTCTTTTTAGCGAGGGAGCTTGAAAACTTAAAATTGTCTTTTAGGGCAGCTAAGGCTCTTGGGATGGCTGAGCTGGACAAATTCTATATTTTGTTGTCAATGCGGCAGGTATTTACGACGCCGCAATCCGACTTCAAATCACCATCGCGCTTTCGTAGCATCACACATAAGATACTTATTTGGATGCCGGTTGCCGTACTCGGAGTAATAGAGTACGACGACTGCATAAGTTTTGATATCGGTGCTGACATTAATAACATCCACTCCGTCACCGGTGTTTCCTGCGGCGCGCTCGGCCTGATCTTTTCCATCTGGATTTCTAGCGCGGTGACCGCCCGCCTCTTTCAGATGGACAAAATTTGGCTGGATTGTAGACATGAGATCGAAGCGTGGAAAAAGGCTCAGAGCCCGGCGGCTAAGAGCCAGCATCATTGAGAGTAATCCATTTGCAGTTCGGCACAAGACCGCACTTATGTATCAACCACACCTCCCCTCCCATAGCCCCACGCCCCTGATGCCGGTAGTGTGAGGGGAATGGCAGATCCGCACGTTATCACCGCCTTGCTGAGAAAGTACACGGAAATCCTGACGCTGCTGCGGGCGAAGGACGCCGAGGCCGCTGAGCTGCGAGCGCAGCTGCTGGTGCTATCCAAGGCCATCAGCATCTACAAACCCGGCTTCGATGCCTCAGAGATATTCCCCAAGCGCAGCCACAAGCACAACCTTCACTTTCCGCGCGGTATGTTCTACCGGGTGGTGATGGACATCCTGCGGGAAGCGGACAGGCCGCTATCGGCAGGAGAGCTGGCGCGGGCCGCACTGGAGCGTCAGGGAGCGCCGACGGATGCCGCGACGGTCAACCAGTTCCGGCAGACGCTCAACGGGGCGTTGGTGAAGTATGCGCGGGACGGGCGGATTGTGCGGCGTGAGGGCGAGAGGCCTCAGCGGTGGGAATTGGTGAGGTAGCGTGTGGATCGGCAGAAATCGGCTCCTACGCTCATTATGTCTCTTCCCTGCAACGCCGACTTGGTATATATTCCTGACCCCGATTTTAAGTTGTCAACGTAAAAGACACAACTTATAGTATTCGGGCAACACTTTTTCAGGAGGCGTTTCTATGAGCACACCATCCACTATCGTTGTTGATGTGACAGTTCACCAGAATTGGTATGTTGCCACCAGTAGAAGTCTGGCTGGATTATTCGTGGCCGACCCCACCATGTTTGGGCTGTTACAGGAAATCCCCGAAGTTATCAAAATGCTGATAAAGACGAAATACGGCAAAGACGTTGAAGTGGCGGAAGCAAGGGAATTAGACAGCACAGACGTTTTCCCAATCACTTATGCTGCGATAACAAAGTGCGCCGCATAGGAGGCACCCATGCTGATGCGTCCCGTCGAAGAACTAGAAGAAATTTTGCAGAAGCTTGGATTTCAGGAAACTGGCAAGAAAACTGGTAAACACAAAGAATGGATCGACCCAAGCGGCGAGCCATTTTCCGTGCCGACTGTGCGGGAAGTGCCAGAGGCGGTATTTGTGTGTTGCGTTGAAGTCGCAACCCGCCTTTACAAAACGGAGCAGGAGCGAGTTCATCAGAAGCTCTATAACCTCACCCATAAAGATAGTGCGGCATTGAAGCTGGTCGATCCTAAGAAGGACTAAGCCGCCCTCTGCCAATACCCTTTCCAAACCCGCGACACTGGCGAGTTGAGCGCCGCATTCGCCACCTTCAGGTACTGCTCCCCGTTGCTGATGCGGCGGTTGTCCTCCCTCCACGCCATCTCAGCGGCGTAGCTCCCGAGGTACGGGCCGGAGATTACGTGATGCACTCCGATCTCCGCGCGGCGCAGGCGGGAGAAGTAGGACTCCGCCTGATTGGTGCATGCGCCACCGGCGCTATAGGCCTCGCTGTGGTTGATGCGCTTCGTGAGATAGCGGGCATGCAGCGCATCCCAGGCCGGGGCCTCGTCGGCATAGACCGTTGCGCCGTTCGTCACGTGCGCCTGTATCGCGGGAAGGGATGCCGCCTCGCTCGTGAAGACGAACGGCAGCGTCCTGCCGCCCCTCTGGCGCATGACGACGACCACGCGGCGCTTGCCAGAGCGGTTCTGGAGCAGGCGCAAGTCCTTCCGGTCTTCCTTGCGGTTCGCGGGCTTCACATGGCCGCCGAAGTATGCGCCGTCCACTTCCACCTCGCCGGTCAAAGGCTCCGGCTTCTTCCCGGCCAGCGCTTCGCGGATTTTATGGGAGAGAACGAAGGCGGTCTTATACTGCACGTCCAGGTCGCGGCTCAACTGCAAGGCGCTATGCCCCTTCGCGCCGTTCACGAAGATGGCGATGGCCGCGAGGATGTCCCGCAGCGGCAGCTTGTGGCTGGCGAAGATGGTGCCGGTCGTGACGCTGAACTGCTTGTTGCAGCCCTTGCACTTGAATATTGACCGGGCCTTGTACTGGTAGACCGCCGCGCAGGCGCAGCGCGGGCAGACCGGAGCGCCGTTCGTATCGGACCAGCGCAGGGCCCTGAATGCCTCAAACGCCTCCTGCTCGCTCAGTCGCATCACTTTTGCGAGGCTGAGTGTCCGGGCCTTGGACGAAAGGAGGAAGTGTTGGGTCATTGATTGTTACATTCGCTATGTTGTTAGCGAATATGCTAATCTTTTCATTCTTCTTGTCAACGGAAAAATGTCATATATGCTATCTGAATAGCGCATTAAACATCGGTATGCGGAAAATGACGGCCAAACTGGACGAAACCCATTGGGCGGAGCGGGCGAAGCGGCTCCTAAAGGCCGAGTTGAAACTGGCCGATGTAACTTATGAGGATTTGGCGGCCAAGCTCACGGCGCTGGGCGTGCCGGAGTCGAAGGCATCCGTTGCCAGCAAGATTAGCCGGGGAGCATTTCCCGCCAGCTTCTTCCTTGCCGCGCTTCACGTAATAGGTCGCAAGACGATAGCTATTGAAGACATCCAATCATGACCAACCACCTCTTCTACGGCGACAACCTGACTGTCCTGCGCGAGCATATCAAGGATGAGACTGTCGATCTCGTCTATCTCGACCCGCCATTCAACAGCCAGGCGAATTACAATATCCTGTTTAAATCCCCGGCGGGGATTCAATCGCAGGCGCAGATCGAAGCTTTTGAGGATACCTGGCACTGGAACCAGCATGCGGAACAGGCCTTCGATGAGGTGATGAGTAGCGGTAATAGCGATGTCGCTGAAATGCTCCGCGCCATGCGCTCATTCTTGAAAGAGAACGACATGATGGCCTATCTCACTATGATGGCCGTCAGGCTGCTGGAACTCCATCGTGTGCTCAAGCCCACCGGCAGCCTCTACTTGCACTGCGATCCGACGGCCAGCCACTACCTCAAAACGCTAATGGATGCCGTGTTTGGCGCAACTAACTTCAGAAGTGAACTTATCTGGAAAAGGACAGGCGCACATTCCGCCGCTGATCGGTGGGGCGACATTCACGATACAATCCTTTATTACACGAAATCCGATGATCGGACATGGAATGAAATTCTACTGCCTCATAGCGGTGAATACTCGGCACGGTATAAGAACGTTGGTAAAGGCGGAGAACTATGGGCGGACGACAATTTGACGGCTCCGGGAGTGCGCCACGGCGATTCCGGCGCTGTCTGGCGAGGCTATGATCCGACTGCAAAGGGAGTGCATTGGAAAGCTAACCTCAAAACTGTGGAGCGTTTGGTAGGAACCGATAAGGCCAAAGAACTACCAACTACGCAAAAGCTGGATTTACTAGACGAAAATGGATTTATCCATTGGCCAAAATCGCGTAGCGGCGACGGCGAAGGATTTCCGCGATTCAAGCGATACCTGAGCGAGGGAGTTGCGGTACAGGATGTTATAATGGACATTCCTCCACTTAACTCGCAGGCGCAGGAACGTCTTGGTTATCCTACTCAAAAGCCGTTAGCGTTGCTTGAGCGAATTCTTAAAGTCAGCTCGAATGAGGATGATGTAGTCCTCGATCCATTCTGCGGCTGCGGCACCACAATCCATGCCGCACAGAAACTCCGCCGCAAATGGATCGGCATCGACATCACCCACCTCGCAATATCTCTTATTGAAAAGCGCCTCAAGGATGCCTTCCCCGGCATCGAGTTCAAGGTACACGGCACGCCCAAAGACCTTGACGGTGCCCGCGCGCTGGCGGAACAGGACAAGTACCAGTTCCAGTGGTGGGCGGTATCGCTGGTGAACGCCGTACCGTATGGCGGCAAGAAGAAGGGCGCGGATTCCGGCATCGACGGCTTCATTTACTTTAAGCCGGACGGCAAGACCACGGAGAAGGCCATCGTGTCCGTGAAGGGCGGCGGCAATGTCGGCGTGCCGATGATCCGCGACATGGGGCATGTGGTTGACCGGGAGAAGGCTAAAATCGGCGTGTTCATCACGCTGGCGGAGCCTACCAAGCCCATGCAGACAGAGGCCGTGAAGGCGGGCTATTACGAAACGCCGTACGGCAAATACCAGAAGCTTCAGATACTCACGATTGAGGAGCTATTTGCGGGCAAGAAGCCGAACATTCCGCTTGTCGATTCATCTGCCTTCAAGAAGGCCGGGAAGGAAGACATGAGCAAGCAGGATTCGCTGTTCTAATCCGGCTTGTTTTTGATTCTGATGGAACTATTATGGCCCATTGCACACAAAGAGGCCTTCCATGCCAGAAGAGAAGCCGTGGAAACGGCTACTAGTATTTGTGAAGTTCGGCGATGCCAGCGCTCCTTCCTCAGATCGCCCGAACGAGTGGAACTTCTATGGGAATGTAGAGGCCGTTCTGCGCCTGGAAGACGCATTGCTGGATGTGAAGAATTCCAGCTGCAAGCAGGCGATGCGCTCCGATGACGGCAAAATGGTCTGTTACATATTGCGCTGCTATTATGAATCGACGATCATTCAGCAAATGCTCGAATATCCTGAGAGTATGCATGCGTTCCGGCGAGGCAGCAGGAGCTACAAGGGTGATGTGCTAAGGGCGGGCGACAGAATGCTTATAGCAGAAATCACTGGGGATTATGCGTTTCGCGCGATGCCTGAAGCGCGTGATGTTTTCGCATTTCGCTAAGGCGCTTATCAAGGGTCTCGTTTAACCGCTTGCAATAGTACTTGTGTCCGACGCCCGCTAACCATAAGAGTAGCCGGGAAGGCAAGAGCAAAAGTCGAAAGTGGGAACTCTCCCCCATCTCCCCTCCAAGGTGTGGCTGCTACATGATTGCGTTCTTCCCCTTATTTACCCCCACTGCGTCTCATAAGCAAGCGCATTTTGCTGGTCGTGGCCCGGCTTAGCCGCCGCTCACTTCCCCGCCCATGGCCGTGGTGGTGCCACGCTTCCTTCTTGCCGAGCCGCTTTTCTTCTTCGCCGCCCACCGCTTCTTCAGCGCCGCGACGATGTTCGCCTTCCCGGCGGCACTGAGCTTCCGCTTTTTCTTGGCACCCTTGACCGCTTTGGGTGCCGGAGCCGTTTTCGCAGCGGGCGCAGTTTCACCGCGCACCTTAGCCCACCGACGCTGCTGGCCTTCGCGCATGCGCTTCAAAGCGGCGGCGCTGACTTTACGCTTCGGCTTGGCTGTCTTAGCGTGAGCGGCGGGGGCGGCAGGTTCGCCCTTCAGCATGGCGCGCAACTCCGCAATCTGTGCGTCGATCTTCAATTTCTGAGCCTCGAAGCCAGTGATAGCGGCCTCGATGATTTCATTCGTGAGTGTGGGCAATTCTGCGATTCTCCCTTTGCTCTCAAGCGTAGCATTGCTCGGAGCAGCCGCGGTAAGGGCAAGACACAGGAAGTCGTGTCCAGTGTGATCCCCGCCATTGGGTGAACTGTGGTGGCACGCATGGGGGTGCCTGCGGGTATTCGGCAGAGGGTAGTGAAACCATTACCCTCAAAAGGGGATAAGGAAACCCTCAGATGGTGGCTTGAGGAAAATCTGGGGAACATTCAGAATGTAACCCATGACGAAGATCGGCGAGCAAATTCCCCCTTCACGCCATTATCAGGCGTGCCCCAAGATTGAAAAGCGGAGCGAACCGGTGCTCTCCGATGAATTCCTGGAGCATATCCGTCAGTTGCGCGCGAAATCGGCGGCGGTGCGTCAAAGAGCGGCGGTTATCGCCAGGGCGCTGGCAGGATGATGCAGATGGAACTCGCCGACATCCGGGACATCGAACTGCTGACCGAGACATATAAGAAGAAGCGCGACCCGCGCCCGGTCATGACGAAGAACGCTGCGCCAGGACGGTATGAAGCGCCGCGTCATAAGAGCCGCCGGTGTGAGTGTGGAACCTGCGGCACATGCAGGGACAACGCTCGGTGGGAGCGGATCTTTACCGAGAAGTTCGCCGATCCGGCATATTATGGCGGGCTTGCCATCCGCCACGAATCTCCCATTCACCGTATCTGAATTTTCCCTCCAAATTATTGTCCTATCCCCCTCACTCGCGGGGATGCTTTCTGCTATCGATTGGTGATCTAATCAGATCAACTATAGTAAGCATTCTTCGGGATGGCGGGCTCTGCTGCTGGACTGATAGCTCCGGGGGCAACCCGCTGCCGCGAATCGGGGAGGATATATGCAGTCCCTGGGTTCATCTTCGATCAATTCGGTGTGGCGTGAGAAGCTGGCAGAAGCTGAACGCCGATACCACGAAAACCGAACGCCTGAAAACCGGGTCGAATTCCGCCGGGTTCTCGGAATCTTCTCTGCACTGGTCATGCGCGGAGTGCAGCCACCGGCAATGGTTACGGCGGCCAGCGAATAAGGGGGCTAAACGCCACCCGACGCAGACACCCAGCCTGTCCCACCACACGCGATACAGCGCAGTTCACTTATCGCATGGTTTGGCGGGCACGGTTTTCCGCTCCCGGCGCAAGAACCGCATAACTTCCAATCGGTTTTACCAATTGCATTCCTATAGACGCCACGGCAGCGCTTTCCATTCTTCGGGGTCCGCCTGCACTGCTGATTAATACTGAGCAGATCGTAACGCAAGTCTCCGCAACGGCTACAGGCCGCAACGGGTTTTGGTTTTCGCTCCATGAGCTTTCTTGCAATACGGCGGTGTGAGCCAGCGTCATCATGTTCCGGTGCGTGGCTCGGGCCGTACTATATCAGGTTTCTGGACGCGATGTTATTGCAGCCCCATCTCAGGCCGTTACGAGACTTACAAAGCAAACGTGGTGGGGTGTGCATTTAACTTCCCCACGAAGCCAGCCATGATCGGTTTTTCAGTCGCTTCGGAATTCTCGGCAACTACCTGCGCCTCATGCTTATCCAAATCGAGCGCAGCATTGAGCTGCGCCTGCTTGCCGAGTAATTCCTTTAACCGCGCTTCATGCTCAAACTTCCGGTCTAGCTGCCCCTTGTAATCCGCCAATGCCTTTTCCTGCCGCTCGATCTCACGCTGCTCTTCCTCGGCCTTACGATCAAGGCCCCGAAGTACGCTATCGATGCTTGCGATTGTTCCCTGTGGGCTTGCCGGATTGAGATTGGCCTGATACGTTTCCTTGCCCCGGACGAACAGATCGGGCTCGCCGTCCTTATAGGCACTTCCCCGGCTGAGGATCTCGAAGCCCTTGTAATGGCCGCGCACCTTCAGCGTCTTATCGTCCTTCCATGACATGACGACTGTGTTCAGGGCATTACCGGCGTTCTCGCGCGCACCCTTACCTGAGAATTCCCGATTGCCAACCTTCATCGTGAATTCTTCTTCCCCGTGGGCATCCCGCGTGACGATATCGGATGTGAGGGCCGCGTGGTACTTCCGGTCGCGCTCAATCCGCTCCGGGAGTGCCTTCAGTTCCCAGCGGATATTGTGCTGCTGGTTGATATGGGAGGCGCGGAGCTGGTCGAGCTTGCGGATTTCGGTATCGACCTTGACCTTTTCCATTACCGCCGGGTTGCCTGAAGCAATCGCCTTGATCTCCGCATAGGTGAGCGCGCCGCCTTCGAGGTCTTCTGCCTGGCGAACGGTCACGCTACCGTTCATTACCTGATTGATAAACCTCGCTTTATTTTCCAAACATTGCCACATATATGCATCGAAACTGCCTTCGGTGACGTAGCGGTGGATGTGGACGCTGGGGTTCTCATTGCCCTGCCGAAGTATCCTGCCTTCACGTTGCTCAATGTCGCGCGGCCTCCATGGCGCGTCGAGATGATGAAGGGCCACGAGCCTTTTCTGGACGTTCGTCCCGGCGCCCATTTTCTCGGTGGACCCAAGAAGGATACGGACTCGCCCGGCATTGACAGAGTCGAACAGCGTCTTCTTCTGAATATCCGTGTCGGCATCATGGATATAGGCGATCTCCTTCTCGGGAATGCCGCGCTCAAGCAACTTGCCGCGGATTTCATCATAGACGTTGAACTTATCGGGGTTGGGTGTCGAGACGTCGCAGAACACCAGCTGCGTGGTGCGTTTGTCTTTCCCCTGCTCCCACGTGCGGTAAACCTGCTCCACGGCGCGGCTCAGCTTGGTATCGCCTTCGGTCTCCGCATAGGGGTTTACCAACCGCATATCCAGCGCGGCCTTCCGGCCGTCGCCGGTAATCTTCAGCATGTTGTCCCGGCGGGGATCAACGCCGCCGCCTTTTAGCTTCTGTGCGCGTTCCACCAGCGTCCCGACAAACTCTTTCAGTTCGGGTGATGCCGGCGATGCCATGATGTGCGGTTTTCCTCCGTCGATCTCCGGCCGCGGCAGGTGCAGCATGTCCGCCGTCTGTACATCCGCGAAGCTGCGGAACATCGAGAGCAGCTCGGGCAGGTTGACGAATTTCGCGAACCGGGTATGCATTCTGTACCCGGAGCCGTCCGGTGCAAGTTCGAGCGCGGTCACGGCCTCCCCGAAGTTGGCTGCCCATGCGTCGAAGTGCTCCACGCCTGCGGCGGCGAGCGACAACGGCGCGAGGTAGCGCTGAAGCGTGTACATCTCGGCCATGGTGTTCGATATCGGCGTGCCGGTCGCGAAGACCGTACCGCCGCCATGCTCGGCGAGGTATTGCGTCTTCAGGTACATGTCGAGGGCGCGGTTGCTTTCGGTATTCGGCAAACCGGCGATTCGGTTCATTTTACTTACGAATCCGAGGTTCTTAAAAAGATCCGACTCATCACAGAAAATTCTATCCACGCCCAGTTGCTCGAAGCTCACGGCATCATCCTTCCGCTCGCGGTCCGCGCGCTCCTTGAGCTTCGTGGTGAGGCGCTTCTTTGCTTTTTCCAGTTCCTTCACGATGCGCCGGTTGTCGCCTTTCTCGGCTTTCGCCTCATAAATCGCCGCTTCGAGCTGGTCCACCTGCTTGTCCACGAAGTGTTTGAAGGTCTCATCGGAGACGGGGAGCTTTTCAAATGAGCTGTGCGAGACGATGACGGCGTCGTAATTGCCAGTCGCAATGCGCGCCATAGCCTTCTGCCGATTGCCTCCTGCAAAGGCATCCTTTCCTGCGACGAAGATGTTCGCCTGAGGGTATAGCGCGAGGAACGCCGCGCCCCACTGCTCGACCAGATGGTTGGGAACGACGATCATCGGTTTGTGCGCGAGGCCGAGGCGCTTCAGTTCCATGGTGGCGGCGGCCATGATCGCCGTCTTTCCGGCACCGACGCAATGTGCCAGCAAGGTATTGTCGTTCTGAAGAATCCTCCAGACCGCGTCTTTCTGATGCTTGTCGAGATCATTCTTCCTCAGCATTGAGCGGTTCATGCCGGGAAACGTCAGGTGTGAGCCGTCGTAAGTCCGCAGGCGGATATTGTTGAAAGTGTCGTTGTAAGAGCGCGCAAGCCTGTGCGCGCGATTCTCGTCCTGCCAAATCCACTCGCTGAATTTGTCTTTCAGCTTCTGCTGTGCTTCCCGAGCGGCGATGGTCTCTTGTTGGTTCACCACGCGGCTGTCATCCGGCATCACGTCGTAAATCGTAGGCGTGCGGCCGTTGAGGGCATCATCGATAAGGCTGATTGCTGTTGCGCGCGGAACGCCGTGGGTGGTGGTGTTGGCAACGCTGTATTTTGCCTCGTAGTCGGCATCGACCGCCCAACTGGCGATGGCACCGGAGTGGCTTACTCTGATGCCGGGGACAGAGACTCCCAGCGTCTCGCTGATGAAATCCCGAACGTCAGCCGCCGGTATCCATGACGATCCGAGCCGGGCGCTGATGTCTCCGGGCAGGAGATCGGCGGGCTGAACGGCTTTCAGCGCCTCGACATTGTGACTGTAGGACCGGTCGAGCGCCGCTGCGGCTTCGGCCGTTTTCAGCTTGGCCCTGACATTGCCGCTCAGGTAGCGGTCGGCGGTTTCCCAATCACCTTCGGGGTTGCGGTACACCATGCCGTCGAGTTCCTGCTGCATCTGCCTTGCGGTGCGGCCAGTAAGCGACGCCATGCGCGTCCAGTCGATGCCGCCGGTTTCATTGAGGGAGATCGCCAGCGCCTCAGCAGCGGTGTCCACATGCTCTGTCGGTTTATGCTTCTCCAGCGTGCGCCGCTCGAAGATGGCAGTCTTAGTTGCGCGCTTATGCTCGGCGTCGTAATTCTCAAGGGAGAGGAGGAGGGGCTGATCGGGATCTCCGCTAAAGGCCCGGAGGTTCTCACGAGAGGAGAGGGGGCCGTTATTGCGTGCGAAGCGGTCGTAAATCTGATTGAGGAGTTGCCTGGCTTCCGTGATGCTGTGTTCCGGGGAGTCTTCCAGCTGCGTTCGAAACACCAGACGGACGGCATCGCGAACCGCCATCATTCCCCTGACTCGCTCGGCGGCGGAAGATGAAAGGGACGTGGGCTCGAAGCTGTCGCCGTTGCGGGTGACGATAGCCCCGTCTCGGATCGCATAGGCTCCGTCCTTGATACCGGTGAAGGCCTCGGCATCGAGGATTTGCTTCGGGGGCGGGCGCTCGCGGTCCCTCGGGACATATGCGCCGTCGGGCAGCCTGTGGATGGCGCGCGCAAGCAGCTCCGGCGTGAGCAGTCCCTCCAGTGTCGGCTCTGCGCCGCGGTACATCGTGCCTACGAGCTTCATCTTGCCGAGCATCATCTCGGGGTGGTGTGCGAAGTATTCGTTTACAGCGATCGGGCCATCCGGGCTATCGATAGTTTCAAGGTGCTGCCACGCCTCTCCTGAAGGTTGTGCGCCGGGCGCACGCTTGCGAAGGAACAGGATATCGGTGGTGACCTCCGTGCCGGCGTTGACTTTGAACGCGGTATTGGGAAGTCGGATTGCGCCAAGCAGGTCCGCCTGCTCGCCCAGGTGCCGCCGAATGGTGTCGTTCTCTTTATCCATGGTGTAGCGGCTGGTGATCAGCGCCATGACACCGCCGGGCCGGGTTTTTTCCAGCGACTTGGCGAAGAAATAATCGTGGATCGCCCGCGTGAGACCGTGCTTCATCTTCGGGTCGTGGACAGCGTAATCGCCGAATGGCACATTGCCAACAACAGCGTCGAAGAAATTGTCCGGCAGAGGCGTTTCCTCGAAGCCCTTCTGAAATATCGAAGAATCCGGATAGAGCTTTTTCGCGATGCGGGCGGTGATGGAATCAAGTTCCACGCCGGTCCGGTGACCGCCTGCCATTGACTCGGGCATGAGGCCGAAGAAATTCCCTACCCCCATCGCTGGTTCCAGAATCTGCGCTCCGTTCCCGACCCCCATGCGCTGCAGACCGTCCCAGATCGCGGAGATGACCACGGGCGACGTGAAATGCGCGTTGGGTGTGGAAGCGCGCGCAGCTTCGTATTCGTCGTCCGTGAGGATCTTGCGCAGCTCTTCGGCCGGTTTGTCCCACTCCTCACGGCGACGGTAATTCGATTCGAATATGCCGGGCATGCCGCCCCATCCCACATATCGTGCGAGGACGCCTTTCTCTGTCTCGGTAGCGTCGCGGTTTTCGGCTTCGAGCGCCTTCAGGAGCCTGATGGCTTCGATGTTCCCGCGCGCCTTCTCATGGAGGCTACCCACCCCGATTCTGTGCTCTGAGGTGATTCGGAAATCGCGGGAGGGCTGCTCGGGCTCGTCGATGACGACTCTTCCGGCGGCAGGAACTCGTCCAGCGCCAGCTCCCACGCCTTGTGATATTCCAGTTTCCGCACCGATACCAGCTCGTACAGGAAGCTGCTGAATTGCTCCGCCGTCTGCTCCAGCTCCGTCTCCAGCCGGTTTTGCAGCAGGAGTTGCCGGAACATAGTCGGGTGGTAAGTCTCCCAGTGCACCAAAATCAAGCTGCTCAGGCGGTCGCGGTCGGGCATGATGTTCCCCGGATTTACGCACCGGCGCAACTGGTGCGGGTGTATCTATAGGAGCTTCGGAGAAAAGATCAAGCTGGTTTCGGTAGTCGTAAGGGACTGCCGTCTTGGGCTTGGGATTCTTGAACCATGTCGGCAATGCCATGATCTCTCTCGTGCTGGTTGCGCTGGAGAGTGTATGAATATTGCGCGCATTTGCAAGCCCCGGACTTCGGTTTGCGGACATGGCCGTTGCCTCCTTACTGCGTTGTGGCAAGGCCAACACAGCCTCGCTTCAGGCGCATGGAAAGCGGGCAGGAGCGGAGCGCGTCATAGGCTCGGAGACTTCTCGGTTACTTGGTGCGGAAGTCGAGAACCGTCCTTGACGCGCGAGCACGGACCGCTATGCGCCCACTGAAGCGAAGGCAGAGGATAGGGCTAATTCCCCACCGCCAGATAAAGCGTCTGCGTACCGCTGAATCCTCCAAGGGTGAACGTCACCGGCACGAAGTCGCTGGCCGCCACATTGGGAACCACCACGTTGAACTGATAGAGCCCGACATAGCCCGGAGCCAGACCCTGATAGGAAAGCACTGCGGGCATCCCGCCAATCGAGAGCTGAAGGGAATCTGCCAGCATATTGCTCTGCTCCGCTATCTGCCCTGCCGGGATACTCGGCGTCACGGGCCCAAAGCCGACGCCATACAGGATGATGGTTTGCCCCGGCGTAACGCGCTGGGAAGGAACGCCCGAGAGCGTTCCGGGCGGCAGAACGTAGGTAGCCTCGTCCGTAAAGAGTGCAACGAGATACTGCTTTCCACTGACCACGAAAGACGACGGCGCCAGAAATCCGGGCTCGGTGGCATTGACCGTAATCGGGAAGTTGGCGCTGGTTTCCTGCCCACTCGAGACCGTTATCTGTTGCTGGCCGGGAGTGATATTCGACGGCACCTGTACGTTGACCTGCGTCTGGCTTACATAGTCGATAAATGCTGGTATGCCGCCGATCATCACCGTCGTCCCGCTGAGGGAAGTCGGGGCATTCACTCCGTTGAAGTCGGCGGCGGTCCATGAGCGTGTCGTGGATCCGAGGTTCGATCCGTAGATCTCAACCCATGATCCCGGCGCGATGGATGAAAATCCACCGAATCCGCTGGCGCTGATAATTCCGCTGAATGCCGGGACGGATTTGCACTCCCCGGCGCTTCCGGCGTTGTAGATCGATAGCAGTTCGGTCGCGGACAGTGCGCGGTTAAACGCCTGCACCTCGTCAATCACGCCGTTCCACGTCCTGGGGAAATTGGGGAAGAGACTACCCGAGCCCCCAAAATACCATCCTGTGGAGGAATAGGAGACTGTCGTTGTTTGGGCCAGAGAGGCCTCAAGCACGCCGTCGACAAATAATCGAAACGCCGCGCCATCGTAGGTCGCGGCTACGGAGTAAAAGCTGCCCGGTGCGAATGTGTCCTTGGACGTTACATACCCCGCGGATGTGGTGATGTTGCCGAAAATGAAAACAAAGCGATCCGTCATAGCGCTCCAAGTAACGGAGACTGAATCGGTGTACTGATTGACATTGTTGGCGACGATGAGGCTTCCGAAGGTGTCGTCATTCGGACCGGCCCCCTCCGGCTTAACCCACGCCGCCCACGTAAATTGCTGGTTGGCGAGGCTGGCCGCCGAAGGAATGAGAACGTACCCCTTCGGCGTGAACGTCATTCCGTCGAGCACCTCGCCGGGAACAAGGCTCACTCCGGTGACCGTTGAAGGGTTGTTTCCGCCGACAAGGTCGTTTTCGTTGGTATCGCCGGTCCACCAGCCGACGAGACCGGAGGGCGGAGCAAGGCAACCTGAGGCGGCCATAGCCGGGAAAGTTGCCAGTAGAAGAAGCGGGAGAATCTTGATCGCCATGGATCGGATCATCCCACAAGTGGCCTTAAAACGGCAACTATTAGCCGCATATAGGCCTAAGCGCTTCATTTATTTGAGCTTAGGCCGCCAGACGTGGTAGCTTTTCGCTTGATCGTCATAACGGGCAGGCACATACGGGCGGCAAGGGCGCTCTTGGGGTGGGCGCAAAGTGAGCTTGCACGAAAGTCCAAAGTGGCCCTTCGGACAATTCGCAGGATGGAGGGCTTCGACGATGCCGTGGGCGCGCGAACGGACACCTTGACGAAAATCGTAACGACGCTGGAAAAGGCTGGTATCGAATTCTTCGATGATGCAGGCCCAGGTGTGAAGCTGCGTCAATCAAAGAAGTAGTGCCATAGCGTCATGGCACGCCGTCATGACAAAAAAGGAGCCGCCAGTTCCCCCAGCGGCCCCCTCTGCGGTTCCGCCTCGTGATTAGCGGCCGCGCCGCTGCCGTTTCTCTTCCTGAAGCTCGATGATGCGCGTGGCGGCGGTGTCGGCGACCTTCGCGAGCGCAAGCACGTCACCGGGGCCGTAGCTGTGCGATGTCTGCCACTGGTTGTCCTTATCGAGGTAGCGGCGCTGGAACGTCACGTTGAAGAAATCGCCCTTCTCCGTGGGGTTATTCCAGATTGTCGCTTCGACGCCCTGGTAGCGGACGTTTCCGACGGGTTTGCTGCCGGGCTTCTGGTCTGTGTTTTCGTCGCCGGTATCGGCGCGCTGAGCGTTGCTTACCATGTTTTCCTCCATTGGGTTGTTGTTGGCGGGCGCATTATAGGAGGGGAGATACAACTTGCAAGGGTGTTCTAGGGAAGATTAATGAGGCGAGCGCGAAACACTGTGGGGCTACTGCATTATACGGATAATTTCCGAAAGCAATAGGTCAAGGCCATGTGAGAAGTTCGCTTGCTGAGCTGCCGGGAGCGATTCTTGCTTACGAATCTGCCCGTGGAGGTGAAGGTCTGCAATCTTCCTGGCGGACGTTTCCATGCCCTGCATCGTTTCTTTAAAGGAACGCGGGCACGGATACTGGGCCACGAGGTTGGGAAAGTCCTTCATTCCGAATATCGGTGGGACGTGGTCAAGGATGGCCCTCGTGGTCATTATAGTCGCGAGAAAACAACCGTTGCCGTAGACAGTATTTAGCTCTTCGCAAAGGCGAACCAGTTTTGAGAAATCGAACTGCCCCGATTTCAGGGCTAGGAGGCCGTCGATGCGGCTTTGAGCAATGACCGTAAATCCCGAGGTGGCGACGGGCTTCTCCGGAAGCACTGGGGGCGGCGACAACGCAGAGAACAGCTGATTGAGCTTCGCGATATCGATGCTGCCGTTCATGGTCCTCAGAGCGCCTGAAAACATGATAGGCTTCGTGAACATCGAGTTGGCTCTTGCCTCCGCATTCGATGCCCAATTAGAGACATTTATCGAATGCTGAAGCGCCATATGCGGCCCTTGCGCTCCTTGGCTATACTTAATGACAATAGCTTGGCCCGCGGCAATCAGATTAGCGACGATCTGAAGGGCCGTTGCGGTCGGAATATTTAATGGCGGTAAGGGTTGATCGGGCCACATTCACCGCTAACATAGCACGGGATCGCGCCCTCGACGCTTAAGCCCGACTCTTACTCCGGCCCCAATTCCGCGCCACCGCCGCAGCCGCGTTCTCGACCGTGATCCGGGCGTATCCCCCATATGGTCAGAAACACGGTCCTAAGCGGTGAGGGGCGGTTCAGCCGCAATACGGTTCCAATTAAGCGGCGCGAAGTCGTCCTCAACATATCCCCGCTCGTCAACGATCCATGCCAGTTTACGGATTGCCTCGGCGGGGGTCTTTCCTTCGGCCTTCATGAGCTTTCCCTTTGCTTCAACTGCGACGGCGTTTCCAGCAATGGCATAGCCGTGTTCATCGAAGCCGGCGGCAAGGTCGCGGAGGGCATCACCCGCTGAGACCCCGAAGCCGCCGAGTCCGACTACCAGGTCTGGGCCGATCATTGCACCCATCATATTCCCCTCGCGGAATACTTCGATTCGCCTCATCTCCGTATTTTCGCAGGGAAGTTCTAAGCGCGGCTGCGCCCGCGGTTTCTGTCGACAAACTCTGCCGCATTCCGGGCCGTCACCAGAGGATAGCCAATATCGCCCCGCTCAACATTCTTTCGGGCTTTTTCGCTTACCTCTTCCAGCTTCGCCGCAGTGTCCTCGATGGAATGTCCACCGGTTATGCTGATCATGCAATATGACAGGTCTGCGTGGCTGCGATCGGGCGATCCGTCCTTCTTCTTGCGGGACCGCAGAAGGCAAATGTCGTAGGACGGCCACGGGTGAATCTCCCCAAGATTCACGGAAACACGCCGGGGGGCTTTGCGGCCGATATTGATGTCGGTCGCAAGAGGGCGCTCGGCCTCCGCCAGCAAGCCCAACTCCGCCAATCGTTCCGCCGTCATCGCGCGTCCCGGCACGCCGTACACAATGCCCACTGTCGGGTACTCCGGCGCATATTTCACCTTGAAGTTGGCCGTCCCCGCAAGCCTTACCGCACCCGACGCCGATTTATCGACATCTCCCACGGCCTTCCTCACCCGCCGGATGAATCCTTTGCTTTCTGCCTTTTCCACACCGGACACCGCAAGCCACGCCTGATGATTGCCAGGGCTGGTGGCAACCATGAGGAAAGCAGCCGGGCGGACTCGGTCCAGTTGCTCCGCGCTGAGATCGTCGAGCTGGACGAACACCACATCCGGTCCGGTCGGCCTGACGATCAGATTCTCACCGGCCATGACGGTTTCACCGCTCGCGAGCTTATGCGGGTTTCGGGCGGCGGCAGTCCGAACCATCGCCGGGAGCTTGTCGCGCAGCTCAACGGCGGAATACGTTTTGCCCCAAATCAGTTTCTGCTCCACGTCGAGCTTCGTGACGACGAATGAGCGCGCGCCGACGCTTGTAAAGAGATCCAGCATGCGTTCGGCTTCTTTGATGTTCGACGGCATCGGCATACCTCCTGATTTCTCAACCCCTCGCCCAGCCATGGGGGTTGAGAAAGCAGGAATACTGGGCAATTCGCCCTCTGACAAGTGTGACGTAAACGCGCTTCCGTGGTTTCGCGGTTGCGTCAATGCGTCATTGCGCTCAAGGGCCACGTCTTCATCGTGCGCGAGCGTCATTGCGTCCATGCGCGCATCCGTGGCACGGCGCAATAGCGCAGACTGAATCGAGCTGGCGTACCAGCGAAATCCTGATGGGGTGCGGATGTCCATGGCGTTGATATGCATGGCGATATCGCGCAGGCTGGCACCCTCTGCCCGAAGCCGCCGCATCAGGGCCAGAGTATTCTCCGCCGGGTGGAGTTTTTCGCGAAGTTCCGCGGCGCGCGCACGCGCCTCGGCAAGCTTGGGGCCGCCCAGCTTGTGATACGTTCGCCCGGCCTTGCTCACCCGATATCCGTGGGTGGCGAGATCCCGCTTGGCCTGAGACAACGCCTCCCTGATTCGCAGCGAAATAGTCTCCCGCTCGTGCTGCGCGAAGGCGGCCAACAGGTGCAGCATCAGCTTGGTCGCATGCGGGTTGTCGCAGCAGACGAACTCGACACCGCTCTCCATCAGGTCGGCGATGAACGCGACATTGCGGCTCAGGCGGTCCAGCTTGGCGATAACGAGCTTCGCCTTGCGCTTCTTGCACAATTCGAGTGCCGCCAGAAGCTGCGGACGGTTCTTGTGGCGCTTCCCGCTCTCGACCTCCGTAAACTCAGCCAGAAGCGGATCGTTGCCAATAAAGCGCAGCACAACCTCTTTCTGGGCCGCGAGCCCCAATCCGCTTTCACCCTGTTGCGAAGTTGAGACACGGTAATACCCGACATGCAGCATCGTCCCGCTCCAAAACACCTGTTTTGAGCAGTACAGCATGAAGAAGCGTTCAACTCAATGTTGAACGAACGAAATTCGGCCGTATAATTTCGCGCGCGTGGATTGATTAATCGCCGCTTGTCTGCTCCGGCTCTTTCAGTTGAGAGGCCGCATATTTGACCCGGAACCGAAGCCACTGCTTCAACTCTTTTATCTCATACCACGTTTGGCCTAACAGCGATGTCTTGTCGGAACTATGCACATCAATAATGGCAACATCCGCAGCGAGCGGGGACCTCGGGAATACTCGATGAAACAAAAATATTTGCGGAGTGCCTTCGGTCTCGCTGGACAGCACGGTGTTTTGCCTAATGTAATCAGTGATGCACTGGACGAGAGATCGCGCGAAAGCCTCGGGGCTCGGCATGTTAGTCGGCCATTCAATCGTAAGATCAGCATCCTCAAACCGAACAGCCTTTGAGAATCGGTCACCCAATGCCGCTAACGTGGCATCTGTATCAGCAATCGGTACGAGTTTGACGGTCGGCAGCGCCGCTATAAGTGTTCTCTCATAGGCAAGATGCACTTTCTTGTAAAACGCAGACAACTCAGAATCGGTCATTAATAACAGTGTAGCTGGAATATGGCCATGCCGCAGAGGAAATTCAGTCGTTGCGCCCAGCCCACTTTTGGGAAGTGAAGGTTACGAGTCCCGTCGCACCCGGATAACGACGGTTGGTGTATCCCTCTCGTAACCAGCCAGCTTCTCGTACATCTTTTTGAGCACTTGAAAAAGCATATCTGGCGTTCTTGCCTTCTCTACATAGCTTTCGACGATGTACTTTTCCGGCAGATTAGAGAATTGATGGACCTTGGCGTCTTCTAGGGCATATCCGGATGCCAGAACCTTCTTGTTCTTAACGATGCGGATCAACTGATCCTTCTTAACTACATTGTGCCTCTTATTCCCCCGAGAGCTGCGGAACAGCGTGAAAACCTTGCCCACAGGCGTGTCAACCGCATACTTGCTGCTCACATTGTGAGGTTGCGACATAAGATTCACGTTACAGGTTTGCGCTAGTTCGCGCAATTTAACCGAAGTTAGCAGTGCTATCGGGTAATGTGCGATGGTCACAGTAAAGCCATTTGTGAGTTGTCTATGGCGGGAAGCATAGGAGGGAGCGCCGTTGCCGGACAGCGGTCAAAAAATCCCCTGTCCATTGCCAGCTGGTCACGGGCCGGGTGGATCAGTGTCTTGGCTCCGAAGTTCGCCGTGTGGCCAGAAGGTCGGCGCACGCGGCAGTAATGGCCGATCTTCGCCTCGCATTTCGGACATTGCACCTCAAGCGCAGGATCGCGAGTCCATTCTTGACCACAGGCATTGCAGGAGACGGTCATGTCTGGTTTTCCTTCCGCCGTTTCAGGGCCGCACCCTTTGCCTGCTTCAGCTTCGCGAGCGTCAGCAGTACCGGTCGCACTTCCTCCGGAGACTCGTCGTAACCCCGCGACCACCTGCCGTTAAGGTGCGGCAGCTCCCCGCGGGATATAAGCTGCCAGTTCAGCGGGTCGGCGTTCTGCCGGTTTCCATCCAGGCACTTCAGGCACATTCCCTCGGGGATGGGCCCGTTCTTGTTCTCCCACAGGTATTTGTGCTTCAGGACATAGCGCCGCTCGAAGCCGGTGTGCGGATCCGTCTCCTCGATGCTGATATACAGATAGCCATCCTCGTGCAGCCTTTCGTGCCCCGCGTATTTTATGTTGTGGGGGTGCTGGCCCTTCTTGAACTGCGTTGCGGCGCTGTTAGCGTTGTAGGGCATCTTTTTGCCCTTGTTCCACGACACGCCGCCGGGCTTCAGGCGCCCGTCGCGGCCGGTGAGCCATCCCTTGCGCTTGCAAAGGCCGACATAGTTGTCGATCGATACGTCGCTGCGGCCAAACTCAGCGCAGAAGGCCGCGTGCGCCTCGGCGCGCGACGTGGTGCAGTTCGCCTTTATCCAGGCAAGCTCCTCCGCGCTGTAGTGTATGACCTTGCGCATCATTTCTTCTCCCCCGTCGTCCCGACGACGGCCATGGGCGGCGCGGGTTTCTTCTTCGGGACAGCCTCGATGCGGGGTTCGTTCCTGGGCTGGGCATCCGGGATAGGTTCCATGGCGGCCGATTTGTTTTCGATGAGCGGAAGCATCTTCTCGTAGTTGCCGCCGTACTCCGCTGTAAGCTTCGCGGCATTCAGCGCGACGGTGGCGTTGTCGATGATTTGCTCGCTGACTTTCACGATGGCATTGGTGCGGGCGGTCTCTCGCTCCATCTGCTCGTCGGTCAGATCCTCCTCGCCCAACCGCTCCAATTGAGCAAATAGGTGGTTGTTTAAATCAAGCAGCTTGTTTTTCATAAACACTCTCGTCGTTGGTTGGCCCGTGGGCCGCCCCCGCGTGAGAGCGGCCCGGTTGATGATTAAGCAGCTTTCTTCTTCGCCTTCGCGGGCTTCTTTTCCGGTGCCGTGAACGCCATGCCGTCCGGTAGCCAAGTACGGAGCTTCTGCTCGGTCTCCTTGTTTCCGGAGAATTTCTTCGGGTCGGCGAATGCCCGATCCAGCTCCTTCACGATGTCCCCCTTCTTGGCGCTGGCCCATTTTTCAGCCCAGGCCTTCGAGAAGATGGTCTTTCCGATATCGAGCAACTGGTCCTTGGTAATGCGCCCGAGATAGTTTTCAGCGGTGGGCCGCCAGAATTCCGTCACTTGTGCCTCCGTAGCCCCGAGGGCCGATTCGAGCGCGTTTTTCTGCGCCAGCTGCGATTGAAGCGTGCCCGCCACGCAATAGGCGAGGATCGCGAGCTTCTGCGCCTGCGTCAGCTCGCGGAATTCCTCAAACTTCGCGGATTCGGTCTTTTCCTTGAGCCAATCCAGCGCCAGCTGCTCGTGGCAATGGAGCAACATCTTCCCGGCGGCAGTATTCTTGGCGTCCGCCACCATGTCGGTCCTGAAGTGATTCCGCGAGAAACTGACGTCCGGCCCGGTATGGATGTGGCTGCTGGTGAACTTGTCGATGGCAGCCTTGAATGCCAACAGGTCGAAGGTGACTTCGGGATCTGAGGCAAGCACAGCCTGCACAATCTGTAGGCGGTGCTGCTTCAGGGAGTCGATGATGGACTGCGAGAAACCCTTTTCCTTCGGCTTGGCGCCCTTACCGGCGTCGTCTTCCAACTCATCGCCATCGACGCCCGAAATATGCGCCGCGTCCTGCTTGCGCACCAACCCCAGCGTCACCGCGAAGTCGCCACCATGATCGATGGCGATGTACGCCCCGGCATGTTTTTTCTCTTCCGGGTCGAAAATGACGTATTTCTTTATCTCCTCGTCCGCCTCATTTACCTGCTCCTGAAGCTCGTCCCGCTTCGTGCAGGTGTCCTCGTAGGCTGGATCTTCGTCGTCGATGTCCATCCATTTCTCGTCAATGGCCTCGTATTCCGCGCTGAGTTTCGCATATTTTTCCGCCAGTTTCTTCGGGGCGTTGATCGGCTTTGGCTCGATGCGGCCCATCTTTCCGGTATATTGCCAGTCGCGCTCAAGTGCCGTCTCCGCCCATGCCCAGCCGTCGGCCTTGAGCTTTTCGGCTTCGGCGGCGAGCTTGTCCTGAGCCAGTTGCTGCAGCAACGCGCCGTCGTCGAAGAACTTCTCCTTACCGAAGAGGTCGGCGGTTACTGTCCCGCCAGCTTTCTGGTAGGCGGCGATTCCCACGAACTTGCCGAGCTTGCTTTCAGTGCCGGGCTTTTCCTGGGTGATGAGGCTGCGAATATGATGCGTATTCATATACCGGCCCTCCGCCTTGAAGATCTTGCGCTGCAGCTCATGGTCATCAGTGATGGTGAAGGCCTGGGCACAGTCGAGGGACATCTTGTCCTCGCGGTAGGCCTGAAACACCTCCGGTGCCAGCCGCGCCAGTTTCATGCGCTGCTGGACGCGCTTCTCGGTTACGCCGAACCGCTTGGCGATCGCCGCGGGCTTCATCCCGGCATCCGCTAAGGCGGCGAAGGCCTCGAATTCGTCGGCGGGGTGCATGGCATCCCTCACGATGTTTGCGGCGAGGCTTAATTCCGATGCGTTCGCATCGCCCGCCAGCTCGCAGGATATCTTGTGGTCCTTGGGCAGTTTCCCGTCTTTCTGCAATCCTTGCAGTGCCGTGAGGCGACGGCCGCCGTCCACTACGTCGTAACTGCCGTCTTCGGCCTTCGTCACGAGGGGCGGTTGCAGAAGCCCGTGGCTGAGGATGGATGCCTTCAGCTCCTCCAGGGAGCTTTTGTCGTGGGACTTGCGGACGTTGTGGGGAGACACTTTCAGTTGGTCGAGGGAGATGTAAACAGCAGACATGGACGGCTCCTATTGTGAAGGTTTACGGGTGAAGGGGTTTTCTAGGTGTCAAACTCACGACGCGCCTGCCAAGGCGAGAATTGCCGATACGGAATTATCGCGATGATCATCGAGCGAGTGCGGATAAGGGCTGTCGTCCTCATGTCGCCACCGGCAGTCAAAGGTGAGTTTCGGGAACATCTCGACCATCTTGTGCAGCAGGGGTATCGGGGCGTCCCAGGCAGTGTTGAAGGTGATTTCGGTATATCCATACTCAACCGACGCGTCGTCGATATCGACGCTGCAGGCATTCCACTTCGTGCCCCAATTCTGGATAGACCAGCTATACCAGTCGCGGTGGCCAATGGCCGCCAGTTCGGCTTCTTCCTCGGCCGTGAAAAGCCGAGTCTGTTCGGGCGAATCCTTTTCCCACTCCTTGACGACGTACCAGGATTTAACCGCCACGCCGTTGATGGTGGTGTGGCCGGAAGCGGTGTGTTTCAGGATCTCGGGCATCGGCGCGATGCGGTTGAAATCGAAGAGTTCGTCTTCCCACTTCACGGCTTTCAAGAAAGCCCTAATGTCGGCCCGCTCGCCTTCGATGTAGATGCGGTTTGATGTCCAGTTCGGCATATGCACGCTCCTTCAGTTAGAGGTTGTTGGCGAGTGACAAAGGGCAGGGCGGCGCGCTGCCGCAACATGAGTTCGCGGGGACCCGGCTGCAGGAGCGAAGCGACGAAGCTGGGCGGAACGAATTTGCGGCGAGGGTGCGGCGTCCCTGCCAGTCACGGAGAGCCAACAACGGAAGGGGGTTACGGAAAATGCGTGACTCGGCTAAATGCCGGGCTCCTGCCCATACTCCCGCTCGTACCACTCCTCGAACTGGTCCGGCTTCTGTGCCTGATAACGACACACAGTCCAAAAGAGATATAGCCCCAAACCGGACAGGAATACCGAGCTTGGCCAGTTGCCTCCCCCGGAGACGAAGGATACGAAATCGAAGGACAAATCGATGACGGCCACAATCATGATGGCGAACCACAGGAATATGGCGACGTAAACCAGAGAATGCGTAAATCTGCGCTTCATCATCTCGGCTCGGCTCGGGTACATTTCCGATCATTCTACGTCCAGTCGCTGGGAGATTTCCATCCACCCCTGCCGATAGGTATGCTGGGATACAGTGAGCCTGCTGGAAATAATCGTGGCGATTGCGACGAGCGTTGCTGGAACGATCATTTACGCTACGGTCGGTGGCGGATACCGGCGCTTGTTTGGCCAGCAAATCTACATTACTGAGCCGCAGGAAAACGGGTTTCTCGCCCCTGCCGAGTCCCGTCGGGGCACGTCTGCTCATGCGGTTTCCGGAACCCTGAAACATCTCCCCAAGGGCCACGCCGTATGGCTTATCGTCATCGACGAGAAAAAGGGAAAGCATTGGCCACAGGGGTTCGAGCGCGTGGAATATCACGAGGCGACAGGAACATGGAGTGGGTACATAACGGCGGACGGGTGGCACCAGGTGACCGTCACGGCGGTCGTGGCTCCTCCGACCACGCAGGAGTATTTCAACTATTTTCAGCGCGTCGGGGGAATGACCAAGCACGAGCCGCTGCTGAGCATTCCGTCCGAATGCAAACGACGGCATAGCATTCATGTCAAGGTTCCTCCGACTCAGCCGAAGCAGGGTTCCTAGCGTCATATAAGACCCCGTTCCTGCGCCAGCCATTCCGGCATCTGCATCACCTTCTCGCTCGCGCACCACTCCGCCTGCGACTTGGGAAGCCATGTGCTCTTGCTGCCATCGAAGAATTGGTATGCCTTCTCCGTTTCGTGGCGAAGTTCCCCGGCGATTTCGATGATGTCGTGATTCTTTTTCATAGGTGAGCCTCAGATAGCGTAGTCGTGAAGTGCCCTGATAACCTTGAAGCCATATGGCAAGAATGAAGGTGACGGCCGTTACCGATGCGCACGCATGCGCGTTTCTCGGATTCGCAAAGCAATATCAAAAGGCCGGTAACCTTTTGTTTGATCGGCACGACCAAATGCTGGGCAATCCGGCATACTTCCTGTATGCGCATACGATTGAGCTCGCCTTGAAGGCTTTTCTCCGAGCCGCGGGCCTTCCCATTGTCACGGATAAGAAGAGGAAGAGTCATCATATAACGGGGTTGTATGAAGAATGCCATGCTCTCGGACTTAGAATTGGCCCCCAAGACCGTTTCGATATTCGCAACGTTATCGTATTGCTCGAAGGCGCAAATCAAGATCAGGGCCTTCGATACGCGCGGGGGAAAAGCGCCAGTTTTCCTGATCTGTCGTGGACTCGGGAGGCAGTCGAGAGTCTGCTGGGTGCGGTTGAGCCGAGCGTGAAGAAGAAGATGGAAAGTGATGGCATTGTCCCAGCCACCCCGGCGAGGTTCGATTTCGTCTTCAGTACGCCGACGAGGAAGACCAAAGCTTAAGTGCGATGTCGCGAGGTTGCTCATGCCGTCAACTCCTTTCGCATTTGGCCCATGACTGTAGGGTGGCATGCAATATACGGTCTGCGCGTTAGCGGGTCAGTGATCATCAGCATCTCCCTCCATACCGGTCGGGCGCAGTCTCGCACTCTTTTCATAAGCTTCTTGATAAGCCGCTTTGAGCGATTGCGAGAAAGGGGAGGAAGCTCGATGGCCATATAGTTCGGCTCCAAGTAAGGACTCGGATAAACCGGGATTCCGTTCGCTGGAGCGCGCCGGGAGTGATTCCGGGGCCGAAGGGCAGAGGATCGAGGAAGTTCATTCAGCAAGCCCTTTCCATTTGCGCCAGCGGTCAAGGAAATAAGCCTTCGCGCTCGCGGTGGGTATCTTCTCAAGGCAGGCTGTCGAGCGCAATTCGCGAAAAGCCTGAGTGATGTCATCCCAGAGTTGGCCGAACGGCGGCCATTGGCCGTCACAGGAGAGCCCGCGACGAATGTTATTGCAATCTAGGCATGTGTGGTACGAGTCCATCTCGCCTTCCCATTTTCCGGAGAAATAATGGTATTGCTGTCCTGGCAAAATGGGCCGGTGGCACTCATAGCATTTATGCTGCTTCCGTGCGCGGCGGATGGCCTCCGACTGAAATTCGTAGGCTCCGTCATAGTCCCCGCCACCTATGCAGACTCCGCACCCGGTCATGCCGCTTCCCCACGCAACGCCTTCACCAGATACGGGTCCAACTCCGGCTGCCCCAACAGCCACCGCTTGTAATCGGCGGGAATATCCTTGATGGTCGCGCCCTTGTGCTTGCCGAACGTCATCACCGTGGGAATGCGCGCCAGCTCGCTCCGCATCCATATGCGCTCCCAGGTGAGCGGCCCGGCGGAATCCACCATCCGAGGAATCAGGTGGGACAGGATGATGTGGCAGTTGTAAACGTCCACATCGGCAGAATGCGCCCCTTTAAGCAATTCGCGGGCTTGCTGGCGGGCGACATGATAGAGAACCGCCGATTGCGAATAGCTGTCAAGCCCCGGAAAGAAATGCCGAGAGAGCGCCAGCACGCATATGCGCCGGATCTCCGGCTGGCCGATTACCTTCCAGTCGTAATCGACGTTGTAGCCGACCAGATACTCTGTGCCCGGCGGTAACGCGAACTCGGTGTATGGCGGGCAGTCCGACAAGTCCTCGTCCATGATGTGATGGGTAGCCAGCGCCCCGAGGGATATCGGCTTACCAGGGTTATAGCGCTGGAGGAACGAGCCCTCCGGCCTCAGGGTATTCGGATCAGGGACCTTGATCCATGCGGCCTCGATGAGTCTCGGTTCGACTAATGAAGTTGCCTCCGTATCGAATAAAACTGCGGTCATGTGCTGCTCTGCTGCTGGGGGTTTAAATTAGGGGGTTGGCGGGATTACTGTGAAGGAGTATCCTCCAGTTTGGTCATCGGAGGCAATGGGGCTGGATACCACTTAACCGGCTTGAGAATGGCCGGTATCATCTTCCGGTAGTTCAAAATCATGTGCGCCGGTATGCCGCTGGCATCGTTGTTTCTATTGTCGAGGTCGGGCTCTACCCAGAAAATCGCGTAATCAGGTGCGTTTTCCATGCCCTGCCATTCCACCGTCTTTTCGCCAGCTTCCAACGCCACCTCAAGCATTAAAGCAATGCGACCACCGACCATCTCCAGCACCGGATGGAGGGCGATGATCGCCATTTCCGCAGCTGGTAGAAAGTAGCGCGCCTTTTTCTTCCTCGCAAAGCCAGCATCATTTAAATCCTTGATGGCGTCCATCACATTACGACGCTTGTCAGAACTCTCCGTCATGCCGCCGTCTCCGGCTTCAGATCCTTCTTGTGAACCAGCATGTCCAGCCGTAGACGTTCCGGGTTCTTGAAGTCTGCCGGAATATGGCATGGCAACCGGGTTGTTACCCCGTCCCTATTGACGCAACGCTTGTGGAGAGCGAACAGAAACACCTCCTTGCCGGGACTTTTCTCGGCGAGTTGCTTCATATTCCACAATGCCGCATCAAACGTCGCGTGAATAACATCGGGCGTGCCGCCGCCTTCCACGAAAATCATGTAACCCTTGGCCATAAATACTCCTTCGATGGTGGTTGATGGATTTCGATTAAGCTGCCGCCCCGTCTTTCGAACCGCTAAAGAGCTTCTTGCCGGACGGCTTCTGCTCTTCAGGTGCCGGAAGTGAAATCCCCAGCGCCTCGATCTTCGTCACCTCCAGTGCCATTCCTTTCTCCCTCATGGCCTCGACCACCATGACCCCGGAAGAACCGAGGAACACGGCGGGGCGCTCCTCCGCCGGATACGCAGTGAGGACGGCGATCAGTTCCGCGGCTGCGGCCTTCACGCCAGCAGCGGTGGTGATGGTGTGTTTGGAGATATCGAAGGTGGGGAGCGGGGCGGGTTTCGGGTCGGTGGGCTTCACCTCGGGTGGGGAGGTGTCGCCGGCGGCCTGGTCGATGACCTCGCCGGTTTCGGCATCGAAGGTTTCATTGGGCGCCGCTTTCGGCTGCGGCTTCGACGCCCTGATCTGGTTGTTGATGTCGTCCAGCGCCGAGGCGGCCGAGGAATTCGTTACGTCCACGGCATTGTCGGGTCCAATGCCGAAAGAGCGGTCCTCCATTTCCTCCTTCGTATAAACGCCCATCAGTATGTCCGGGCAGTAGAGCCGGGCCCATGCGCGCGTGGCGAAATACCCGAGCTGCTGCTTCGGCTGCTGCTTCCACAGCGGGGAATTGCGAGTGATGATAGGTTTTAACTCAGCTTCGAACACCGCAGGCTCGTCCTCGCCCACGAAGGTTGCGCTCACCTTGCATTTGAGGTTTTCGCCCTCGCCGCTCCATTCCAGCTTCGGCCGGGCCTTGAGCGGCGCGCGCGAAAGGATGATGGCGTTCACCAGTTGCGCCTCATAAGCCATCCCGTCATTGACGAAATAGGTCTTCTGCGCCACTGAGAACGGATCCATCTCCCAGCGCATCGACTGCAGTAGGACCGCGAGGCAATCGGCCTGCTTCTGGCGGAGGTGCTTCGGGACGAAATTGGACAGCGCCATGAAGTGCGAGAACTTCTCGAGTTCCGCGAAATTGTTGAACGCTAGCTTCATCCCGCCAACATGCTCCACGGCGGCGAGCTGGACCTGCTGGAATTCCTTCTTGGGCATGGTTTCGTCGGTAACGGTGGGCGTATTCATGGCATTTCTCCTTTGTTGTTGGTTAAGAGGCGTTTAGCTGGCGCTGCGCCCAGACGGGCAGATTCAGCGGGACGAGCGAAATATCCGGATAGCCGGGATATTCGTTGCTCTTCCTGCATTCGGCGTAGGTGGTAAGGTTCTTCAGGTATTCGATGCGACCCAGCTTGAGGAAGTCCGGCTGGGAGACATACACGCAGGCGCAGTACGGCGGTTCCTTCTCGACGGCGACGAAAGCGAAGCCCACGGGCTCGCGTCCGAACACCTGCCGATACGCCTCCATGTAGAAGGCGGCCTGCACGTGATACCGGTGGTCGATGGCGAGCTTCTCGAAGATCTCGGGCTTGGCGCAGCGGGTCGATTTTAGATCCACAATCAGGCCGTCCTCGCGCAGCCAATCGAAGCGCGCGCGGCAGTCCATGCCGGTTTCGACATCGTTCCAAAGCGCCGTGACTTCTGCCCGTCCCTTATCCCGCTGCAGGATGAACCGCGCGGCCGCGTGGTCCTCGACGGATTTGGCCATCGCATTCGCCATTTCCATCTGATCTGCGCTGAGTATGGCCTTTCCGCGGTGGATGATGCGGAACTCCTCTTTCTGATCCTCGATCGAGCGACCACACTCCTTTTTGGTCGGCCAGGAGTCGGGCAGTTTGACGATCTCCGTCTCGACCTTTTCCGGCTCCAGAATCATCGTATGAAACGCGCTGCCGAACACGAGCGCAGGCGTTTCATCGGTCGGATTCTCCATGAACCATTTGAAATGTGCCGGGCTTTGGGCAATTCTGTCCAAGCCGCTCTTGCTGACAAACTGCTGTTTCATCTCCGTGGAGTGATACAGCTCGTTGGGCATGTCGTAGATAAGACGGGGGAGAATCATAGCAGGGGTTCCTGAGGGATGAGGGTGTTGTTTCCGCCTTCGTAGATTACTTTAAACATGGCCACGCGAATTACATTGGAACGGCCAGCGAGATCCCCCATGCGCGCGCGTGCGGCATCCAGAGTAAGAAGCGGGCCTTCCATGACAAGCGGCCCTTCTTCCTTCCACTCGGCCATGACGCCGTATTTTTTGGGTTCGTCGTTCATGGCGCTCTCCGACCAAAGATCCCGGTCAAATGCACAAGCCCCAGCCTCATCCGCAGGGCAAACCGCCTGCGCGCTAGCTTCGCGTCTATCGCGTCGAGCCGTTCCATCAGATCCGCATCCGCGATGTCATCCCCGAGGATTTCGAGCTGCATCACCGCGCGTTCGAGCGATTGCAGAGCAATGGTCTTGCGCTGCTCCACCGTCACGTCATGACGCAGTGACACGACGCGCTCATGCCTGATCCGCTCGGCGCGCACCTCAGCGGCGCACTCGTCGAAGCCGGTCCAGAAATCGCTTAGCAAGTCCTTCATACCCCCTCCTCGCCCGCGAGGGCCTTGGCAAGATTACGGATTGCGCCGCGCATTGCAGGGGAAAGCCTTGCCAGAATACGGACGGTCTCAAGGCGCATGCGCTCGCTCATGTCGGTGGCGGGTTTTTCCGGCGCAGGAGCATCATCGGCGCAGGCTTCGTTAATGAGTTGCTGGCACGTCGTACCGAGTTCCGAAGCAATCTTTACGAGGGTTTCCACGGATATCCTGTTGATTCCCCTTTCGTATTTCTGCTGTTGCTGAAATGTCACACCCAGCTTGTCGCCAACGGCCTGCTGCGAGAGGCCAGCCGCGACACGTCGCGCGCGCACGGCAGCACCGAGCCGTTTATTGAAGGGGGTGGGGTCGGAAGTGGTCATAGTCATTCTCCATGGCTGTCGGGTTGGCGGGATTCGTAGTCGATGGGCTTTATGCAATCGTCGAGCTTTGCGCCTTCTACGAGCGGGGCCACGATCTTCATGCGCCTAGGCTTGCTCGCCATGTAGCGTTCACCGGTGCTGACGATCTCGCGCTGCTCCCACTCGCGCCAGCAATCGGGGCAACGACCGTTCTCATCGAGCGGAGCATGGGGGCACATCGGGCATGTGGCGGGTTCCGTCATATGCTCTTCCCTCCAGACTTGACCACCAGCACCGCAACCGCTGGCATAGCCACGAGGAAGCTGATGGTTGCTCCCGCGAGGAATGCAATGGCGTGGTCGGCGCGGGCGGGATCTTTGTGGTCGGGCATCATGGCTTGCGCCTCCGTAATCCCAGAATTCGTAGAATCCATCCCGCATAGACCAGTGGCCAAAGGAACAGGATTCCGATCAACGTTTCTGCATCCTCTATCTGGGCCGGGACTGCGCGTGCAGCCGCCGACATAGTAGCCAGAGAGCCGCAGGCCCACAGCAGAATAATCAGTGAAATGCTCATACCCGCTGCGCCCCCTTACACTGATTTCTCCACCAGGCCGCGAACCCCCCGACATAAACCACCGCGGTCCACCATGGCGATATGCCGATCTGATTGCAGAGCTTCGTCATCTCAATGAAGATGGCGAACGCGAGGGCGATGGAGCCGTTCACGAGGGCGAGGATTTTCATTGCATCGCGGATCATGATTGCCCCCAACCCAAAGCCAAGCCAATAAACACGAACGCGGCGATGCCCGTGAAGAGAGCCGCGGTCCCGAGAAGGCCCTGCGCCAGCTCGCGCCACGAAGGCGGCTCGGATAGGTCGAGTAAATATTGGATGGCGTTACGCATAAGGCTTCTCCTCTTCAAAGTCGGTGTGCTCCAAGTCATCGAAGGGCATAAGCGCCCGTTCCCCGTTACCGCACCAGTTGCACGGTCCTGAGCAGGTGCCGGTGACGTTCCCGGGCCACGGCGTCCCGGCGTCGGCGCTGCATTCGCGGCAAATATCAGCCAGCATGGGCGGCCTCCTTCTCGGCAATTTGAAACGTCATCCCGATCCGGTTGATGTGGGCAACGATGCGCTGAGCGCCTTCACCGGAAAGCACCGACGGCATTCCTTCGGTCCGCAGCGCGCGCTCCAGGCCGGTGAGGAATCCCCGCTGGAACTTCGGGTCTTTGAAATCCTCGGTCATCTGCCCAATCAGCCGCGTCATGTCGCCGCCGACCTGGATCTCCAGCAGCGCGTCATGCAGGGCCTCGACGATGCGCAGCAGTTTTGCGGTTTCGAGGCTCATGCGGCGGCTCCCCTGATGAAGGTTGCGGCGATTCGGCGGATTTCGCACCAGTCGTGGCCGGGGTCGGTCTTTTCGCCGAGCTTGATGTAAGGTTCGAGACCCGCAGGCTCGACGCCTTTATCGGACATGACCATGAAAAAACAGGACACGTCATGGGACGCGGTGGTGGCGCCGCTCGTGAATTCCGCGCGGTACGTTTCTTTGGTGGACCGGATGCGTTTGAGGTATTTCATGCGTCAGGCCCTCCCTTCCGGTGGGGTGAAGCTGCTCCATTCGCGATGCCCGGCGATGGCCTTGCCGTCCACTCCCGCGCGCGCAGCTACGCGGGCGAGGCTTTCCATGATTTCCGGGGTTTCATCGGCGAGGCTGTGCGTGTGCTCCTGCAGGGCGTGATGCGAGGGGCGGTTTAGCCAGGCGTGGAGGAGATGGGTGAGGGACTGCATGGGAACTGCTCCTGCGGGTTAATACTGGATGCGGATGTGGGGGATCTCGCCTTTGGCGATGGCCTCGACAATACGTCGGGCGAGCGCCTCTTCGGCAACTTCGGCAAACTCATCTTCGCCGCTGACGATTACGGCTCTCAGGAGGCCGTCAACGACCTCTCCGTTGATCTTTGCGCGGTGTTTCTCGTTAGCCTCGCGTTTGGCTGCGGCTTCAGCCTCCGCCCGCTTTTCAGCCGCAATCCGGTCGCGTTCGCGCTTCGCCGCGGCTTCCTCGGCTGCTTTCTGGGCAGTTGCCGCCTTCTCCGCCGCGATTCGCGCGTTCTCTTTGGCCTCTGCCTGCGCCGCAACCCGGTCTTTCTCTGCCTGCGCAGCCCGTGCTTCAGCCTCTTCCTTCTCACGCTTCGCCTTGGCCTCGCGCGCCGCGCCTTCATCGGCCTCGCGTTTTGCCTTGGCTTCGGCGGCATCCTTCTCGCGCTGAAGGCGCTGACGTTCTGCTTCAGCCTTGGCCTTTTCCGCGGCCACGCGGGCGGCTTCGTTTTCTGCGGCCTTTCGCGCTTCTTCCTCAGCCAGGAAGCGAGCCTGTTCCGCGGCAGCCCGGGCAATCTTTTCCTCGTGCTCGCGCTGCTTGCGTTCCTCTTCCTCTTTCCGGAGGCGGGCAAGCTCGGCCTGCTCGGCATCGTCCTTCTGGCGTTTGACGACGGCTGCGGCTATGCTGTCGGTGGCCTGCTCAAGCACCAGCTTTGCTTTGGCGGAAAACTCTTGCCAGTCAGTCTTGTCCTCCAACATCTCCCGGAGCCGCCGGTTTATCTGCTCGATGGGAGCAGTCTGCCAGTGGACGGCTACATCCGCGACATATTGGGCAATCTGAGCGAGGCGAGCCTCATGGGCCGCGACGCGGTCCTTTTCCCGGTTTTCCCAGTCGGTCAGGGGTTGCCGGATTTCCTTCTGCAGGGCCTCCAGCCGCTCCCATGCGCGGGCACGCTCAAGGTCAACCTTCTTCGCCTGGTCTTTCCAACCGGCAACGAGGTCCTTCCCTGCCTTGTCGAGGGCGGTCTTGGATTTCGCGATCTTATAGGCAAGCGAGGCAAGATCATCGCGGCCCTTGGCCGTGGAAATATCGACGGCGATGGAGCGGGTTTCCTTCTCTATGCGGTCGAGAATGGGGTCGAGGCCGTTGGCCGTGAAGATCTGTACGGGGTTGATGGCCTTCGATACGACCAGTTCGAGGCCGCTCAGGGCGTGAGCCCGCGCTTCGGACCTGTCCTCGGCTTCTGCCATGGCGCGAGACTCTGCGCCCTCGCGTGAGCGGCCTGCGCTTTCGATTGCGTCCATCGTGGCATCGTCGGAAGAGTGAGCAAGCTTAGACATAGGCGAGCCTTTCTGATTTAAGTTCGTCAATCTTGGCGTCCGTCGCCTCATCACTGGCCACATTCTCGTGGTACTCCTCGGAGAATTCCGCAGTGAGGTCGATCTTGTTGGCATCCGTGACGGCAACCGTGAATGCGTAGGTGCTCGCATACTGTTCCGCCGCATCCGCAGCCTCCGCACGGTCGGTATGCACCCTGTCGTGGGCTTCGGGGCCGAAGAACCCGTTGTGGATGTTGATATAGAGGGTGGTATTTTTCATGATGTTCCCCCTACTTCCCGCGAGAGTCTAAAGCGTCCCAGACAGAATGGGACTTCGCCTGCGCCAGCTGCGTCTCCGCCTCCCTGCGGCGGGTGCGGTGCAGCTCGGGGTGCATCTGCTTGGCGAAGTGCGTGTAGGCGTTGAAGGCCTCCTCGTCAACGCTGGCGATGCCGTCATCGATGCCTTTCAGATAGAGAGAACTGCCGCCTACTGCCATGAGGCAGAGGGCGATTAGGGAGAGTTTGGCTTTGAGATAGTTCATGGTGGGCCTCACTGGTAAGTTGTGAGGCACAATGTTGCACATTCTGAAACATCGCGCAATCAGAAAGTTTCATAAAATGAAACATCCAAGTAACCCAAAGACTTACTCGGGTGGTCTTGTTGGCAGGCAATGAGATTGAGGGCGAATAAGTGCCGATCAGAAGGGCAAGGAGCGCATGGAGGGCGCTATGCGTCGTTGTCGTCGGAGGGCACCATGTTGGCCTGCCGATTCCACTCGATCAGAATCGTGAGCATAGTGACGAACAGAAGGTAAAGTACAAACGCGCCCAGGAGGCTGGCGGCGGCGAACTTCACGATTGCGGCAAGGAACGCCATGACTATGACCGACTTCTTACAAATGGCTTAATAAAGATCACTGGAGCACACCACGCCAGCTCGACGTCGGTTATAGTGTCCATGTTATAGCTCTGCAAGTCGAATCTGCCGTGGGTCTGCCCCTTGCGGACCATCTTCAGAAGCGTGCGGCCGTCCCTCATCTGCACAACGCAAAGGCTGGCCAAGCAGTGGTCCGGCGCTCCGCCGTCATATCGCTGCGCATAGTAGACGACGGTCCCCTCGGGCATGAACGGGAGCATCGAATTGCCTTTCACCCGGAGGGCCACGATGCCGGTTGAAAAGATGCCGGGCGGCGCTTCCACCCACTCGCAGTTGATGTATTCCTCATCGGCGGGATCAATCACCTTCGGCATAAGGGGCAGATCGTCCAGCGGGTAAACCTCGCCGCCAGCGCCGACCTCCCCGACGATTGGGATTCGCAAATCGTTCAGCAGCTCCGAAGGAGTCCAGCCGAATTTTCCGCCAAGCTTGCGCATCCATTCCTCATTCATTCCAATCTTGCCCGCTTCGAGTTTGGAAATATGCCCACGGTTCGTATTGGTTGCGTCGGCAATATCCTGCTGGGTCAAGCCCAGCGCAGTTCTCAGATGCAGCAAGTTGTTTGTATAAGGCCCTCTTGTCTTTGCCATGCGCGGCAAGGTTTCACTTTCCGCAACATTATTACAGTGCATAGATTGAAACATTTTCTTGACTGAGGTTGCAAATTATGAAACATCAATACCCATGAAGCTGAGAACTTGGATGGACGAGCGAAAGAAGACGCAGGCGGACCTTGCGGAAGCCATCGGCCGCAACAAAACGCGTGCAAATCGAATCTACAATGGCGCCATACCGAATGAACAGGAAATGCCCATGATCGAAGCTTGGACGCAAGGGCTCGTCCAGCCGAATGATTTCTTTGCGCGCGTCGTTCCAGAAAGTGCTGTCGGCGGGGTGGGTCATTGCAATGCCTAATAAATGGTTAAGTAGAGGGTTTGTCTCTTAACGAACGTCCCAAAATGGTGCAACAAAAAAAAGTGTGAAGGTTTTATGACGGGCGGCTTAGAAGAATTCCAAACGAGAGCGACAATTCGACGCCATAAGAAGCCGCCCTTGGTTATCCGGCAAGTGACACAATGGAACCAGCGCTTCGGAGTCGTATATTTCCTGCGCGAATCCTCAATCGGTCTGATAAAGATCGGCTTCACCAGCGGTGATCCACAAAAGAGGCTGGTGAACGTCGCCAACGCTCTGAAGGCAACGGTTAAATGGGTAGGCTATTTCCGCGCGCAGGCCGTCGAAGAGATCGCCGCGCATCAGCGGTTTCGCCATCTTCATGTTCGCAACGAGTGGTTTCGTCCCGAGGCAGAATTGCTGAAGTGGATGGAAGAAATGAGCCCGATATTTGATGAGGCGTCCGCGCTGGATGAGCTTTTTGATCTCGCTCTGATTGCCCGTGTGAAAGCCATCACGGCGCGTCAACATCAAGGCAGAATCGATTTTCACGGCCTCATGCGGAACGTCGATTACCTCGACTTTATTTTCTGGCTGTGTCGGCGACGAATACCCTCTGCGGAACTTCTGAATGAGGTGCGCGCGACACTTCGGAAACTGGACTCCCAGGAAAGGGCCGCCGCATGACCCAAACCCCTCCCTCTCCCCAAACCCCTCCCGCTACTGCCCCCCACCGTGCTTCCTCTGATGCTGCTGATAAGCTGCGGGCAATGGCGGAAGAGGACGGTGCAAAATGCACCATCAGAATCGGCGACGGCCCGGAGATTCCGTTCGATCAAGCTGGTGAGCAGAAGCTGAAGGATCATTTCGAGAAAGCTCTGGGTGCCCAAAGCCGCGCTTCCACGCCGCGTACCGGCGGCATCGCAGCCGACCAGCTCCGGTCTGTAATCGAGCGCCTTGAGCGGCTCCATGAGGAAAAAGCCGGTATCGCCAGCGATATCAAAGACCTCTTTGCGGAAGCAAAAGGTAATGGTCTGGATGTCCCGACGCTGAGGAAGATTCTCAAGCTCCGCGCGATGGACGCCGCGGAGCGGGATGAGGCGGAGCATTTGCTGCATACCTACTGCGTTGCTTTAGGCCTGCAGCCAGATTTATTCGAAACACACGCAGAGGGGGATTAACCGCGATGTAAGCGCGGGCGCAAGTCATGGCGATGTGGGCCTTCACCTGGGCGGCACATCGGAACCGACAAGAGTAGGGCTAGACAGCGGCGTAATGGATACAGCGGGTCGGGCTTGCAGGTGGGCGCATTCCCCATAGATGTTCGTGCCGTGCCTACCCACCTCAACCGGGATTGTCCCAATGAAACGTCACCATTCAAATTTGGAGAAAGCCATGTCCGCACTCGTAGACGCCCTTACCGCCCTCGGCCAGCAGATCGCTGCCCTCAACCCCACCGCCAACGCCGCCCATCTCGCCACCATCGATGCCCACCTGACGAAGCTCGACACGGAGGAAGGTGCCGACGAAGCCACCATCGCCGATACAACGGCGGCGCTGAATGCATTCGTGACCGCCGCCAAGGGCACGTCCTCGGCGTCGGGCGCGAGTTCCGCGAGCGGCACTTCCTCCGCGTCCGGTGCGGCTGCGGCGAAGAGCTGATGAATTCCCGAAAGGGAAACGTGCCTATGGCGCTTCTGGGGATACGGCTACCGCTGACAGCCTAAACAGCATCGCTGAGTCGGCGGAGTGAGTCGGATAGAACGAAGAAGGCTCCCACAGAAGCGCCGCCAAGATAGCAGATAGGCCCCAGGCCATTTAGTCCTGCTATGCCCGCGTCGAGGCCAGAGACGCCGGAGACCAAGCGCCGTAATGCTGGCCGGTAGCCTCGCCGGTAAAGGGAAGGGCGGTCCTGCTAGCGGGCCGCTCTTCCGGGCCGCGTGCCTACCAACCCCAAACCGAAAGGAGTCTGCCCATGGATTTCGGAGAAGCAATTAGAACGTTGAAGGCTGGGAAGCGTGTCGCGCGTGCTGGCTGGAACGGCAAAGGCATGTTCTTGTATTACGTGCCGGCAGCCAGCTATCCGGCTCAGACGGATGTGGCGAAGGAATACTGGAAAGACAAGGCCACGTCTTTCACCGAAACCAACGTCCCCAAGGTTCCCTACGTGGCCTATATCGCCATGAAAACCGCACAGGAAAATGTGGTGCCTTGGCTTGCCAGCCAGACTGACGTCCTCGCAGAAGATTGGGAAACCGTGGAGGGCGCGGCGGCGATGAAAGCCGCATAACGAATACCCCCAGAGGGAGGTCTGGTACGGCTCGCAAGGCCCCCAGCACCTTTTAGGAACGGTTCTACCGTAGGTCTTCAGGACGCCTCCCGCACTACACGTGCCCACCCAAGAGACGCCTTCAACAGTCTCGCCCAGAACGAAGACAACGGGCCCACGCCATCCCGGCGATAGATCGGGAGGCGCGGGAAGTGACAACCAACAGGGAGCGTGCCCATGGAAATGACCATGTATGAGGAGGCGATCTTCGGCAGAGCCGCGGCTGCGCGCCCTCCACAACCGAACGTAATCAAGCTGGCGGTCGATGCGATAGGCCGAGAACACTACCGGCACGATTGGCGCGGCCATTGGATATGGGAAATGGGCCGCTGGACCGGCCCGCTCAGGCTCGAAGGGCTGATGCGCGCGGCGAATGCGCGCCTGAAGGAGCGGGGAGAGCCGCAGATCACCACCAACCCGATTTGGGAGGTGTAGCCATGTCATTTAAAAGTGAAAATCACGCCCTTAAGCGCCTCTCATCAATCACGTGGAAACCCGACAACGACGGCTTCCTCACGATGGACGGATACTTTACGCCCGCCGGTGCCCGCACATTGCTGAGCCAGCTTGGAGAGGAAGGCCGCGATGCCCTCGGGCTGGTGTTCATAGCCCACCACAGCAAGGCGATGATGCGGCGGAGCCAGGCGGAGCGGATTTTTGAGATCGAGGGCCTGCCGCTGAATATTCAGGAACGGGTGAGGGCTCTATGAATCAGTACGTCATCGAAATCCCAGACTGGCTCCCCACTCCACTGAATAAGCTGATGGGCAACTGGCGGCAGTCGGCAAAGCTGAAGAAGCAGGACCGCGAAATGATATGGGCGTACAGCAGACTCGCCAAGGTGCCGTATGAGCGGATCAAGCGCAGCGTCGAGTTGATCATCACGCTGGAACCGGCGCAGCGGGCGGTCGATCCGGACAGCTACCAAAAATCGGTAGGCGACGCCCTGGTGAATAGCTACGCGCTCTGGAATGACAGCCACCTGTGGGTGGAGTGGCTTCCCATAAAGTTTGAGCGCGGCGCGCGAAGGAACACCCGGATTCTGCTGAGGGATATCGCATGATCACCCCAGTCCGCATCCAGCGCAAGCGCACCCGCGGCTTCAACCTTCAGGCCGAGAGCCACGCCGTCAACGGATTGCCTTGTGTCAGCGTGACTCGCCCCAGCCGGTGGGGCAATCCTTTCGATTTCCGCCGGTTTGGCCGCGAACTCTCGCTCGCGCTTTTCCGAAACACGCTCCGGGGCTTCTGGAGTCCCGGCCTGGTCGTCGATGTCTCCGATGAGATATGCGATCTCTGCTACACAGCCCATCACAGGTTCCTGAAGGGCCTCGGCGCGCATCCGCTGGAGATTATAGGCACGGAGTTGGGCGGCAGGAACCTGGGCTGCTTTTGCCCGATGGACGTTTCTTGCCACGCGGATATCGAACTCGAGTTCGCGAACAGGTGGGCAGCATGAAACACAAAGTCCTCCCATTCGCCACGTCCCTTGAAAGCACGCAGTTCGCGCTGGAGCAGCTTCTGAAGCGGTTCTGCAAATTGGAGACCGCGCATAACGCCAACGGCAAGGAACTGAAGGAGGCCAGGATTCAGCTGAACCTTCAGGGCATGGAAATAAAACGCCTGCGCGAGCGGGTGGAACGGAGGGACGCGGAATGAAACCAACCAAGGAGGAACTTATGGGTGCAAAACACGCGGGGGGGGGCGACATGGTTAGCCAGCTTGGCCCGAAACCGGAATTGAAGTGGCTCGCGCTCGAAAAGCTTTACGTGGACAGCCGCTACCAGCGGAACACGAAGTCGCGCGCCAGCGAGAAGAACCTCGACTATCTGAAATCCAGTTTCTCCTGGTCGCACTGCGGCGCTCTTATAGTCTGCTATGTGCCGGCGGAGAAGAAGTTCGCGGTCATCGACGGACAGCATCGCCTGCAGGCCGCGATGGCGCGAAAGGACATCGAAGCGCTTCCGTGCCTTGTGGTCAGCGGGCTGGACTTCGAGAAGCAGGCGAAGAGTTTTGTCGCCATCAATACCAAGCGCGTACAGCTGAACTCCCTCGCCGCGTTTCATGCGGCAGTGGCATCCGGCGACAAAACAGCCGCCACGCTGAAAGACATTCTCGACGAGTGTGACATTGAAATCCCGCTTTCGCCGGTGATGAGGGGAGAAACGGGTCCCCGGCAGATGCAGTCGCCTGGAACGTTGGCGGCTCTCGTCGGGAAATATACCGGCAAACAAATCTGTTGGACACTCAAGATCATTCCCGAGGCATACGGCGAACAGAAGGGCCGTATGCGGGCGCTCCTCATCAAGGCATTGGTAACCTTCGCGAAATACACACCAGACATCGATCAGAAGCGCATGGTGAAAGTGCTTTCGGCGATCGATCCGTTGCAACTCGAAATCGATGCGCGAGCCTATGTGAGCATTTCCGGCGGGACAACGGTCGCCGCGGCCGTGCAAGCAATTGATCGGCTCTACCGTAACGCTGGGAGGAAAAACGCAGCATGAGCGATGTGGAGGGTCTGATAACGGCACTTGGCAATGAAGGCGCCAGCGCGGCGACAATCACCGATGAGCTGAACCGCCGGGGCTTCTGCGACCGCCGGAAGATGCCATTCACGCGGGAGACCGTTGAGAGCTATCTGCGGATGCTCGGTATCGGCCCATCCCTCCCTTTTCCCGCTCTCGAACTCTCGACCCCGGAACCTTCTTCCCCAACTGAAGCGCCCCCCGCGGTGTTTCACGATCCACTGAAGAAGCTGCAAGCCGAGGCCTATCAGGCTGGCGAAGACCTACCTCCTGCCGAGCCACTTTCCATCAACAGCAAAGAAGGGGCACCGCTGGGCGAGCCGCGCTATCACCCCGGCGTTCTTGGGCAGTGGCCTACGGGCATAAATTACGGCGGCGATAATTGCTACCCCGACGCGCCTCCTTACAACTACACCCATCCCGGCCGGTACTGCGGCAGCGATCTGCGCGGTGGAAGCAGCGCCTCTCAAGCTCTCATGGGAGGACACTGATGCCCCCCACCGTGTTTCCCGCAACGCGATCAGCCGACTGGTACCGGACCCACCTCTTCGTGGCACAGGCCTCTCCCACGGTATGGAGCGCCGAGAAAGCCCGCATCCGCACCCTCGAATGGAAACGGCCCGCGAAGATTCGCATCACCGCCTGCATGCTGTGCTGCACCCGCCCGATTGACGCCATAACCATCCCGCAGGGCGATACCTACCTGCTGGAACGCCTCGGCCTCACCCACCTGGGCGACACAAAGAACCGGAAGCTGGCGCAGCAACTTCGGGAGTTCCCATGACCGCGAAAATTCTGTCCATAAGCTCCGTCCCCCGCAGCGCCGCCCACCAATGGAAGGAAGAGGCTGTGCTCGAAGGCTTCCTGAAGGCCCTGAAAGCCCTCACCGCACTCAAGCCATGCAGCACGCGCGAGACCATATCCGCACTGGAGAACTGGGCCGCGAGCGGGATGCTGAGCGAGGCGGAGGTTGCGGCGTTGATGGAATTTCACGGTTGGGAGCGCGGGTCATGAAAGCACTCAGCATCGGCCAGAAGCATGGCAACGATCAAGACCGCAACGGAGTACCATCAGCGAATGGAGACGACAAGCCAGTGAGAGTATCGAGGCACGCACAAGAGATCATCAACATGAAAATCGAGCCGGACGAGATAGTCTCGCTGGTGCAGGAGATGGCCAAGCGCCACGACGAAGGTAAACCCACAGGCTGGGAAGCCGGCGCAATCATCCTTGCCCGCCTATATCCCGGACGCCCCGCAAGGGCGCATTGCATCTCGGAGCGCATGCAATGCCTTGCTGAGATGGCAAAAGATGTGCGTATGCGCGGTTGGAGCTTTGAGGGCCCGGAGGATGGCTGCCTGATCACGAATGAGGCGGTATTCCGCGGTGCGGCCTTGTGCCCGATGCGCGCCGGTCAGAATCGGGTGCGCTTCGATCCGGATGAGTTTTTCGCCATTGTCCTTGCAGAGACGCCGTCGGAGGGAAAAGCATGAGGTTGCCCGCAATGCATATTTGCACCACACGGTATGGCGTTGGAGGCGCAGCGCCATGAGCAAAATATTCCGGTTCGATTGCTATCCCCACGACTGGCTGCTCGATACCTCCCGCCTGACTCCTGAAGATCGCGGCATCTATGTCCAGATCGTCATGCTTATTTACGCGCGCGGCGGCCACATCGACAATGACCCGAAGTGGATTTCCGGCTCCTGCAATTGCTCGTCCCGGTTGGTGTCAGCGTCCATTTCGCGGCTTGTTGAGATGGACTTCATCCAACTTTCAGCCGGCAAAATCACCCAGAAACGTGTCCAACGTGAGCTGAACACCAAGCGAGCGCAGATTGAAAGCGGTGCGAACGGTGGCCGGAAGACAGCCGAAAATAAGCCAGAAACCAGTAAAGACAATGGCATAACACCAAGGATCGAGACCTCCGACCCACCCAGCTCTAACCCTACCCCTAATCCTATCCCTAACCCTATAAGTAATCCCCCTGTGTCCCCCACAGAATCGGGATTCAGTTTTCTCGACCGCTCGCGACTCGACCCTGTAATTCCCGCGGAGTGGCTGGCAGTGTGCCGGGGCGAGATGGGCTGGCCGGAAAACATCGCCATGGACATCTGGACGAAATTCAGCGGCCACCAGGGGCGGAAGGTCGGGCATGCCGCGCTGAAGACCAGCGAGGAATGGGGCGCGGAGTGGCGGACGTGGTACCGGAAGGAAAACATCCCCGCGCAGAGGCTTAAGGCTGCTGCGGCGGTTGAGACTGCGGTGCCGCGCACGCCGGAGGAACAGGCCAAATACGACGCCGAGCAACGCTCCTGGCATCTCAAGATGGGAAAGCAGCACCCGGTCTACAACCCTGAAGGCAAGACCGTCCTGGAGGCCAACACATGACAGCCCAGCTCGCAGGTGGCGTGAAAAATAACAGCGGGCAGCACGGGCGGTGGGGTTCTTTTCGCACTTACCTTCCCTGCCGTGACCGTGCATTTAACCCTCAACGAATGGTAGTTGTATGTCTGTCTTGCAGCTTTTGAGAATCTTGTGGTGGGGGCTGGACACCACCCTAAGTTTTGGAGCGGTGCCATTGTGGCTGCTGACCGGGCGAGAAGTTTACAACGGCCTGATTGCGACTGGGTACTCGTTAGCGGTATGCGGCGGTTTTGCATGCTTCGTGACGGCATGGTTCGTGCTTATCGGGATTTGCAAGAGGACCGCCGAGCGGAGTGAATTATGGAGCGCTGGGAATGTCTGATGCGCTCTTCCGCCAATGGGTCCAAACCCTCCCATCCTGCCTCGACGGAAAGTCATTTTCCGAATGGATCCCCACCATCGGGGAGTGGCGAAACCTCGCGTGCCATATCCGCCGCGCCGGGCGTTCGGGAATTGGCTTCAAGGAGGCCTACGCCGTCGTCCCGATGACTGACGGGCAGCATCGATATCAACATCAGCACGGCGAACTCGCCTGCCTCCGCAAATTCACTCGCGATCCCCAGCTCATCTGCACGCTCGACAATGCCTCGCCGTTTGAGGCGGAGCGTCTGGCGGGTGAGTGGTTCGATGCGCAGGTGGAGAAGTACCGGGCGATGTGGCGGCGCATGGTTCAAAACGGGGAATTACCTTTAACCGCAGGGAAATGCTAATGAACAACAAAAAAGGAGACACCACCATGCAGGCAGCGCCAGTCGAGGATACCGGATTCATCGACATGAGGGAGCAGCTGGCACCCAAGCAGGTGAAGGCGTATGTCGAGCACCAGCGGGAGCGGGGCCATGTCGAATTCAATAACGGCTCCATCCTCGTGAAGAGCCGTCACCCGCTCGACCAGTGCCTGCGGCGGGGCATCATCGAGGCCCACCACCATGACAGCGGCAAGCGCATCATGACGATCCGGGACTGCGCGTTCTCCCGCACGTCCGGCCGCATCTACAATGACCTCGGGCAGGGCGATAGTGGCATCGATGCCATGACGCTGTTCACGGAGGCCAGCCGGGCGATGATGAAGCTCGGCAACCCGAAGTTCGGCGGCCTCTGGGGTCTCATCAAAATCGTGTGCTTCAGCGAGCCGGATATCGATGGGAACTTCTTCAGCGAGGCGGAATACTCAGCGCTCTACGGGCTCGGGCCGAATATTCAGAACGCGTTTGAGGAGTTGGATAAGGCGTTGGGGGAGGCGAGGGAGGCGATAAAAACGCGTCTCACGAATTCGCAGCGGTAGTATTTTTCGGGGGACGTGGCATGCCGCATTGTTCGCACACCTTGGCGAAAAAGGGTTCCATGGCGGCGAGTGGGTCTTCGCCGACGCGATAATCCCCCTCGACCTCGATGAGATCGCTGGCACACGGACCAACCGGGCGCGCGAAGTTGGAGAAGCCCATTGAGCGACCTCGCACACCCTCAAATCCGGCAATCCAATGAAAAGGCCCTGGAATACCAAAGCGATCACGCAGGAACTCGGCACCTCGCAACAGACTGTTCGAAAAACCAGACTCATCAAGCAGGATAAGCTTTGGTAGGTTCTGCAAGGGAAAGGTGTCTATCAGCCACAATTCGCCATCAATAAACATAAAGACAACCGCAGGCGCGAGATTAGAGTCCAGAACGGGTGCTAGGCCCGCGCCATCCGCGCCTCGCAAGTCAAAACTGCTTGTGTAGCCGTTATACAGCGGCAGCGTGGATAAATCTTTAACCTGTTTCCTGATAGCAATGACATTAAACGGCTCCGTTGGGGGCGTTTGAGGAATAACCCTGAGCCAGAAGGCGGCTCCGTCAGACAGTAATGCCTCAGATTCAGGCCTCCCGTTCAGACTGGCGATGGGATGCTTATAAAATCCGATTGGCTCCCCCTTGGCACGGAACCTCGCCCTACCATCTAGCGGGCGTCGGTACTCCCGTGGTTTAACTGGCGCGAGGCTTGACTTGTAGGTCTCGGCTGCGAGGATTTGTCTAATCTCGATTTCGAGAACTTTCGAGAGGTGCTCGCGCTGGGCTTTTCGTTCGTCGTCGGACGCTCCATCTGGTACGTCGTATGGAGACGGGAATGCGTGATGCGCAAGGTCGAACGGCATCGTTGCCCTGTTGGGTTTTCCGTACGCCGTATTCATCACGGGGACAATCCTGCTGTGCCCCAAACTCTTAAGGGCATACCCGTATTCGATCAGCACATTAGGGTTCGGAGTCGGCTCGCCATTCTTGCGTTCAGCGACGAACGTCAAGTCAGGAACGAAAATGGCGGCTCGATCGATCTTGCCAAGGATCGTATCGAATATGGGCGGAGATCCGGGAACCCCCTTAATGTCCTTATCAAGAACCAGTTCGTGAGGGCGCTCATCGATAGTAAGTTCCTTCGAAATTCGTTCCAGAGCGGACTTGAGCGCTCGTTCTATGAGGTTGCGCCCTTCCTTCGTCGGCCTATCCGATTGCCACGAGAAGAAAACCGTTGCGGTGCTCATTAGTTCGTCAATCAGTAGTTATGGTATCGCGATATACAGTGAAGGCCAGGTCAAAGATTTCCTCGGCAATCGCAGTCAATTCCGGTCGCCGAACTCCGTCGAGATTCTCCAAGGCTTTGTTGATCCGCACAAGTCGCTCGCGGTATTGCGGCGGCGATGTTTCGCCAAGCGGAAGAAGGGTGATTTTCGCTCCGAGGAGCCGCGACTTGAGCTTTTCATCAATCGTGGCGAGGAGTTTGCATGCGCTGTAACAACGCTCCGCTACCGACAGATCTGCATTTCTGGCCATGGTCGAATTCTACCCCAGAGTAGGAAGAATAAGGAGGCCACGCTTTTGGGCTTGCGTTTTTCTAATATTCGTGTAAATTGCAAATCGTTGACACGCCCTTTTTGTCTCTAGCGTTTGGAGCGCATGAATTCGCAGAAACGCTTGGCCTTCCGATCTTCAACCGTATCTTTTCCCACCGAAATCGACGCCGGTTCGTGCCAGGCGGCCCGTATTGAGGCCGCGATGTCGAAGCCTGTCCTCCGTGTTGCCGTAACGCCGGAATGGCTGGCGGAGAATGCGGTGAAGCAGCTGGCGTATGAGGAGAAGTTCCGCGCGTGGCGTAAGCTGCATCCGTCGCGTAATACGACTCAATAGCAATTTTCACGGGGACGGCACAATCCGCAAGGACGCGTGCGCGGGGTGAGAAAACCCTGAGTAATCGTCCCCACTAAACATGCCCCGCGGGTGAGCGGGGATTTTCATTTTCAACTGACGTTCGAGTTTATGGGTAGGAAAGCGCCGAAGAAGCTGGTGAAGTTCAGCTCCGAACTCGGCGAGTTGATCTGTTCGCTGCTGGCCGAAGGACAGAGTCTGCGGAAGATTTGCTCAATCGATAGCATGCCGCGAGTATCGACGGTGATGTATTGGTTGGCGAAAGGCGCGGCGAAGACAAAGCCATTCGACGCATTCCTTGAGCAATACGCGATCGCGCGCGAGGCTCAGGCTCAGGTTTACGTCGATCAGATCATCGATATTGCCGATGATGACGAGGGTGATTTCGGCTTCAAGTCGGAAGATACCGAAGAGGGCGCGAGCGGCAAGCCCGTCGTCCTAATTGACAACGTTCATCGGGCGAAACTGCGGGTTGACGCCCGCAAATGGATTGCCTCGAAGCTTCTTCCGAAGAAGTACGGCGAGAAGATTCAGCAGGAACACAGCACCAAAGACGATAAGCCCATACCGATATTCACGCTCAACATCGGCCAGAAGACGCCCGATGCATGAACATCCAGTACCAACGGCCGCCGCTGTATCCCAAGCAACTCGCCGCCATCTTCCATGACAAGCGATACGGTTTCATAGAAGCGAGTACCAAGGCCGGCAAGACCGTCGGAAACATGGCGTGGATTCTGGAAAAGACCCTTATCGGATCCAAGCCGAATCAGAACCGCTGGTGGGTCGCTCCTGTATACGGTCAGGCGGAAATTGCCTACACGCGCATGAAGCATGGCCTTCCGAAGGGCATATTTGATGCGCACGATACGAAGCTTCGCCTCTCGTTCATCAACGGCGCAAATATCTGGTTCAAGTCCGGCGAAAAGCCCGACAACCTCTACGGCGACGACGTTTACGATGTCGTCATCGACGAAGCGAGCAGGCTGCGCGAGGAAGCTTATACTGCGATCCGAAGCACGCTTACCGCGACGCGCGGTGCGCTCAGGGCCATAGGCAACGTCAAGGGACGTAAGAACTGGTTCTACCGCCTCTGCCGAAAAGCCCAGGCGGGCGATCCGACAATGGAGTACCACAAACTCACCGCATATGACGCGGTCGAGGGTGGCGTCCTGGCGGCGGAGGAAATCGAATCCGCGAAGCGGGAGTTGCCGGAGAATGTCTTCCGGGAGCTTTACCTTGCCGAGCCTTCAGATGATGGCGGCAACCCGTTCGGCATCGCAGCGATTCAGGCGTGCGTTAAGCCGCTTTCGACCTTACCCGCAGTCTCCTGGGGCTGGGATTTAGCAAAATCCTACGACTGGTGCGTCGGAATCGGCCTCGACAGGAACAGCGACACTTGCCGGTTCGAACGTTTCCAAAAGCCTTGGCAGGACACGATTTCCTACATAAGGAATGTTACCGGCAATGTCCCGGCGCTTGTGGACAGTACCGGAGTCGGTGACCCGGTGCTTGAGGCTCTCCAGGCAAACGGCGGCAACAATTTCGAAGGCTTCAAGTTCTCGCAGCTGAGCAAACAGCAGCTCATGGAAGGGCTGGCGGTCGCGATACAGCAAAAGCACGTCGGCTACCCGGCTGGCGTCATTGTCTCCGAGCTTGAACAGTTCGAATACGAATATACGCGCACCGGAGTACGTTATAGCGCCCCGGAAGGATTTCACGATGACTGCGTATGCGGTCTCGCCCTCGCGGTGCGCAGAAAGACAATTCCGCTGCCCGGCGCTGGCTGGCTCGCCTACGCCGAGTCGCAGGCCGTCGAAGCGCAGAAAGCCGCAGAGAAAGCCAAACACCCTTAACCCATCACAGGAGTTCTTATGACCACCTATTCGATGCTCGCCCCCGCGGCCAAGGCCGGATTTACCCAGCAATGCGCGTCCAGTACCACGTATACCGCCGATGCTTATGGCTTCATCACTGGAATCGCCCTGGCCGATGTCGGCGACCTCTATAAAGGAGGCTGCATCCCGCTGGGCCAGTCCGGCGTGCGCAGCACGTTCAGCCAGACCGTCGATCCCAGTATCAGCAACGACAACACCCAGGACTTCGGCATCGGTTCGGAATGGTTCAACACCACGACCGGCCTGATGTGGCGCTGCCAGTCCGCTGCGACCGGAGCGGCGGTGTGGTTGCCGCAGGTTTCGTCCGGCGTGCTCGTGGGTCGCCTTATCGGCGCGAACATGAACGTCACGACCGACCAGGCCATCAACATGACGGGCTGGACGGCGCTCAACAAATTCCGTCTGACCAAGGTAACGGTGAAAAACGCCAGCGTCTCGCTCACGACGGCAGCGGGCGGCATCTACACCGCTGTAAGCAAGGGCGGTACGGCCTATGTGGCATCGGGTCAGGCCTATAGCGCGCTGACCGGCGCAACGCTGGCGCTCGACCTTACCATCGCCACAACTCCCGGCGTCACGCCTCTTGCGGCGGCCAGCCAGCTTTATCTGGCGCTGAGCACCGCGCAGGGCAGCGCAGCAACGGCAGACGTATATTTGTTCGGCGACGCCTACGTGTAAAACTGAGGCCAGTAGCGAGAGTTTGCAATGCCGGAGGGAGGAAAGGTTACGCCGATCTCCCCCGGCGTCGTTGCGCGCGTGACGCGTGCGGCACGATACGTCATCACTGGAAACGCCGACGGATGGTTCCCCGCAGGCCAGCCGCTCACTCCCCAGGCTCCTCCGGAAGTCCGGGGCCGCCAGTTCGACTACCCGACCTACGTCAATACGACCTATACGCCGCGCGCGGGCGAGCCGATATCCTTCCAGGATTTGCGCGGCCTCGCCGATAACTGCGACATCCTCAGCTCTGCCATCGAAACCCGCAAGGACCAGATGGAAGCGCTGGAATGGAATATCCGCATCAAGGCGGACGACAACAACAAGCGTACGACCGCAACGGCAGAGCAGCAGAAGCGCATCGACGCCATCACCGATTTCCTCCAGTACCCCGACAAGATCAACAGCTGGGAGCAGTGGCAGCGCCAGCTCCTCGACGACATGTTCGTCATCGATGCGCCGTGCCTCTACAAGCGCAAGGACCGCAAGGGGCGTCTCTACGGACTCGAAATCATCGACGGCGCGAGCATCAAGATTCTGATTGACGACTCCGGCCGCAGGCCGCTTCCGCCCGATCCGGCCTACCAGCAAATCATCAAGGGCATGCCGGCGACCAACTACACCAGCGACGAGCTGCTGTATTGGATGCACAATCCCCGCAGCCATAAGGTCTATGGCCGCTCGCACGTCGAGCAGGTCATCCTGACTGTGAATACGCTGATCCGCCGGGCGCTGTTCCAACTTGAATATTACAAGGAAGGCAGCCAGCCCGACGCATTCTTGGGACTGCCGAAGGAATGGAATAGCGAGCAGATCATCGCCTTCCAGAAGAATTTCGACGCCATGATGGCGGGCAACCTCGCCATGCGGCGCCGCCTGAAGTTCATGCCCGGTGAGTTCAAGTACCAGGAGACGAAAGCCCCGCAGCTCAAAGACGAATACGACGAGTGGCTGGCGCGCATCATCTGCTACGTGTTTTCCCTTGCGCCGACGCCGTTCATCAAGCAGATGAACAGGGCGACGGCGGAATCATCGCATGATGCCGCGCTGGAAGAGGGCTTGGCACCGCTCCAGAAATGGATGCGCAAGAACGTAAACCGCGTAATCGCCGTAGATTTTGATTCCTCCGATCTCGAGTTCGCTTACGTTGATGACCGAGAACAGGACCCGCTGCAGGCGGCCCAGATCAACCAGATCTACGTCCAGGCCGGAATAATGTCGGTCGATGAGACGCGTGAGAATATCGGCTTAGTGCCGCTCGGTGGCGCTGCCGCTGTGGCAATGCCGCTCACAGCGACCGGGTTCGTCGCACCGAAAACTCCCGAAGAGCAGCAGGCAGATGCCGACGCTCAGACGCAAGCAATGCAGGCAGCTGCGGAGGCGCGCGCCAAAGCTGGGCAGAACGGAGCGCAGTCGAACGGTAATCAAAACGACCCGAAACACGGTGGGGGCGATGCGCCTCCTAGTAAGGATACGGACGACGCGAAGAAAGCAGCTCCTGCCAACTTAAAAAAAAAGCCCAACCCATATCTCCTCATGACCGGGCGCAGGCATTAAAGTCCCGCGCGGCCATAAAGAGGCTCGCTGGGAAGGTTTTGGCGAAAACCGCCAGTTCGGTAGCCCGGCAGCTTAATACAGCGCTGGGCAAGCTCGCCAAGGCCGATGATGCCGACGACCAGTCGGATGGAATCGTAAGCGAACTCGACCTCAATCTGCTGACGGGCCTCTCGGCAGTGCATCCGTGGCTGGAGGACGTGGCGGCGGATCGAGCCGGTGATGAGTTGCTATCGCTTGGGATCTCCGAGGATACAGATTTCTTCAGCCACGCAAATACGCGCGCGGCAGATTACGCCAAAGACCGCAGCGCTGATCTGGTCACCCAGATCGACGAATCCACGCGCGACATGCTCCGCCGGAAGATCGCCGACGGTATCGCCGCGGGTGCGATGCGGGAAGACATCATCGATTCCATCATGGACTCGGATATCTTCAGCGAGTCGCGCGCCACGCTAATCGCTGATACCGAAGTCGCGATGGCGAACGGGCAGGGGGGGCTTGCCGGTTACAAGGAAGCCAAAGCCGCGGGCGTGAAGTTGAAGAAGGTCTGGGTGTGCGATTCTGATCCGTGTCCTATCTGCGAAGAAAATGAAAACGCGGGCGAAATAGACGTTTCAGATTCCTTCCCAAGTGGCGATGATGCTGAAATCGCTCACATTAATTGCCTGTGTCACACAGAATCCGTGGTCGAGGATGACAAGGAAGAGGATGACGACGAATGACGATACTCCAAGCCATCAGCCTCCTCAACGGCACGGTGCCGAATGGCCTCGTGGCTGTGCAGCGCGTCATGCTGATGAACGGCATCGTCGATGCGGCACGCAACGGCGATAAGGATGCCCGGCAGTTCATCGACCTTTGCGCCCTGAACGTCGCAACAGCAACAAGACACTAACGACCACCCATTGTTTGGTCACTGGCCGCTCTTAACCGGACGGCCCATTTTTCACCCCTATCTTGAGCACCACCCATGTCCGAGCTTCGGCTATTCGTTCCCATTGGGAAAGTCGATGCCGCGAAGCGCCTTGTGTATGGGACGTTGACGGCGGAGACGCCTGACAAAAGCGGCGAAATTTTTGATTACGCCAGCGGTAAGCCCGCGGTGCAGGCCTGGTCCGATGAGATTAAGGCGGCCACGAAGGGCAAGTCCCTCGGCAACGTGCGCGCGATGCACGACAAGATCGCTGCTGGTAAGTTCACCGATATTGTCTACGACGACGAGAACAAGCGCATTGAGGGCGCGGCGAAGATCATCGACGACGCCGAATGGGAAAAGGTCGTCGAAGGCGTTTACACCGGGTTTTCAATCGGGGGATCGTATACCAAGCGTTGGCAGGACAAAGACAATCCCAGCCTCTGGCGCTTCACGCCCGAACTGAGCGAAATCTCGCTCGTCGATAACCCCTGCGTCCCCACCGCGACCTTCGAATACATCAAAGCCGACGGCTCGCGCGAAATGCGCAAATTCATCACCCATTCACACAAAGAGGATTCTATGGACCCCAAGGCACTCGCTGCCGCCAAAGAGGCGCTGGCAAAAGGCACCGCGACGGATGAGCAGAAAACGTTGCTGGCAAAAGAAACCGCCGAGCTGCTGAGAGCCGCGCAGGAAGCTGATGCCAAAGGTGAGGCCACCGATGACCAGAAGGCTCTCGTGAAAGCCGCGGCCGATGAAGCCGCGAAGGTCGTGCTGGTAAAGGACGGCAAGCCGGTGAAGCCCAAGACCGCGCCTGTGCAGGATAACGCGTGGATCGCCCCGACCGACGGCTCCCGCCACGCCACGAAGCGGGAAGCGGAGATCCACGAATTACACCTCGAAAAACAGGCCGAGCTCGCGCCTGGCCTCGCCCAGATGGACGCCCTGCTGAAAGGTGCCAAGACGCCCGCCGAGGATGAGGACGAAGACGCCGAAGGCGACGACGAGGACGCCAAGGCCAAAAAGAAGGAGCGCCGCGAGAAAAAGGCCAAGGAGAAGGCCGAAAAGGACGACGCCGAGATGGCGGCGAAGGCCAAGGAAAAAGAGGAGGCCGACAAGGCCGCTGCGGACGAACTGGCGAAGAAGGCCAAAGAGCAAGCTGATGCGGCTGCCACGCTCGGCAAAAAGGATTACTCCGATAAGGAGCGCAAGGAAATGGCCGACAAAGGTGAGGCCATGGCCGGCGGCGAGTTCCCAATCAAAACGAAGAAGGATGTCGAGGACGCCGTCAAAGATTGGGGCCGCGCAGGATCGAAACCGGACGTAAAAGCCCATATCATCGCCCGGGCAAAGGCTATCGGCGCTGAGGACGCGCTGCCTGACGGCTGGATAAAGAAGGATAAGAAGGAAAAAGCGACACCGACCGGCAAGCTCGAAAAGGGCCTGCATCAGGTGGGCTGGCTCGCGCGCATGCTCGATGAGTTGAACCAGTTCAAGGGCTGCGTGGCAATGGAGCAGTATTTCGAGGGCGACACCGATAGCGAGTTGCCCGCGAAGCTCAAGTCGCTCGTCTCCGAAATGTGCGAGTTGCTGGTGACCCTCGTGCAGGAAGAGACCGAGGAATTGACCGAAGGTGACGACGACGATGTCGAGATCCTCGAAATGGCCGCCGGTCTTCCCGCCGGTCATCCCGAAGCGATCGCGAAGGCCGCGCGCGCCAAGGCCGAGCCGCTGGTGAAGTCGGACAGCAAGAAGGATTCCGAGTTCGGTGCTCAGCTGGTCAAATTCGCCGAAGCGCTTGAAAAAGCCGGTGCTCGTCATAGCAAGGCCGATGCGGAGCGCGTGCAGGCGCTGCATGACCATGCGGCTGATGTCGTGAAATGCTTCGGAGCAATGGCCGAGAAATGCACCGACATGCACAAGGCGTCAGGAGAGGCGAAGAATACCGCCATCGATCTCGGTGCCAAAGGCGACCGCTACGAAGGCGAAGACGACACCGCAAACAAGAGCGCCGCGAAAATGAGCAAGCTGCTCGATGCGCTTCAGGCTGAGCGGGATAACGGCGCTGCGACAGCGAAGGTCCTGACCAGCACCTATGAACGACTTGAGAAGGCCATCCCCCTGATTGAAGGCCTTCAGAAGCAGAATGCGGAATTCGTTTCGAGAATTGAACACCTGGAATCGCAGCCTGCTGCGCCCAAGGGCAATGTGAGGACGATTTCCAAAGCTCAGGATAACGGTGATGCCGGTGGCGAAACCGAGGCTGAGTATCAGGCGAAGCTGGCGAAAATGAGTCCTGTGGAGAAGTCGCGCGAACTGATGAAGCTCGCGATGGCCAACCCTCAGGAATTGCAGCGCCTGTAGCTATCCCTCCCTATTCCCATTAACCAATTCAATTTTTGAGGCTTTTTATGCTCAGTCCCACGGCGGAAACCCTCGCGCTTACGCGCCAGGCACTCGCCAACAAAATGACGAAAGAGGAGGCCCTTGCAAAGGGCGTCACCGTCAGTACCGGCTTGGTCTATTACGACCTGCAGGCTCCCGCAAAGAACCTGTACCCGGTAATCACTCCCCTGCGCAACGCCATTCCGCGCGTCGGCCGCCCGATCGGGTACGGCGACTCCGCGAAGTGGAAGCAGATCGCGGCAATCACTGGCTCCGGTTACGACGCGATGGGCTGGGTCCCGGAGGGCCAGCGCTCGGGCACGATGTCCTACAGCGCAACGCTCAAGTCTTCCACCTACATGACGCTGGGTGAAGAAGACTACGCGACCTACGAGGCCATCTCTGCCGGCGAAGGCTTCGAGAACGTCGAGTCCACCGACAGCTTGCGCACGCTGCAGAAAATGATGCTCAAGGAAGAGTCCGCTCTTCTGGGTGGCAACGGCGGCGGTGTCCAGCTCGGCACTCCCACGGCTCCTACCCTCGCTGCTGCGGGTTCTGGCGCAACGCTTCCTGCCCTGACGTACTCCGTAATCGCAGTGGCACTGACCTATGAGGGCTGGCGCAATGCGACTCTGGCGGCTGGCGTTGCAACCACCAAGACCATCACCGGTGCTGACGGCGGAACCTTCGTGCTGAACGGCGGCTCTTCCAATAAATCCGCCAGCACCACTCAGGCCATAACCCTCGGCCAGACGCTTTCCGCTACCGTTCCCGCAATCCAGGGCGCGGTTGCTTATGCGTGGTTCGTTGGTGCGGTCGGCAGCGAGACGCTGCAGGCGATCACCAACATCAACAGCACGACCTTCGCGGCTCCGCTTACCGCTGGCCGTCAGGCTGCTACCGCCGTAACCGCCGACAGCTCGTCCAACCCCGGCCTGGCCTACGACGGCCTGATGACACAGGCGTTCAATACGAACAACCTCGCCTACGTCAACATCATGGCCACCGGCACTGCCGGCACGGGCACGCCGCTTACTGCGTCGGGCCGCGGCTCGGTGGTTGAGATCGACAACATGCTTCGCAGCATGTGGGACAACTACCGCCTCAGTCCCTCGGTTCTCTACGTCAACAGCCAGGAGCTCATCAACATCACCAATAAGGTGCTGGGAACTGGTACGAGCTCGCTGCTGCGCTACGACGCCCCGGCAAACGGCGGCATGGCATCTCCCATCGCAAGCGGTGTCATCGAATGGTACTTCAATCCCTTCGGCGGCGCCAATGCGGACGACGGCAGCACTGGCGGCGTAAAGATGCCGATCCGGGTGCATCCGAACGTTCCGCCCGGCACCATCGTTGCCTGGACCAAGGAGCTGCCCGCCTGGTATCAGAACAATGAGGTCCCGAACGTCGCGGAGGTCATCGCGCGCAAGGATTACTACCGCATTGACTGGCCGCCCCGCACCCGCAAGCGCGAGTACGGCGTGTATGCCGAGACGACACTCGCGGTCTATGCAACTTTCGGCCTCGGGATCATTACGAACATCGCCAATGGTTAACAAGTAGTTAACGACGTGCCTGTCAGTGCCCATCTCTTCGGGGGTGGGCACGCACAGATTCATCGCTGACCCAAGGAGTTCCTATGGCTGAAAACCTGATTACCATGCAGCACGTCTCGAAAGGACCCGCTGCCTTCACCCACGCCCATGTGGCCGTCGAATCCGATGAGGACGGCATCATCGCCATCCCGGCTGAATTCACGACACAGGCGAAGGCGCATGGCTTCACGGCCATTGCCTCGAAACCCGCTCCCAAGCCGCTGGCCAAGGACGCGGGTGGCGCGAAGGGCGGTGACAAGAAGAAACCCGGCGACGCAGAGGACGCGGGTGGCGCGAAGGGCGGTGACGGCAAGTAATCAGCTCACTACGCTGGCGAACGTCAAAGCGTGGGCGGGTGTCACCACCTCCAGCGATGACACGCTGCTGAACCGCCTGATCGCATCTGCAAGCCGCTTCATCCTCTCCTACCTCCAGCGGCCGACGCTCTTCGAGTACGTCTTCACCGACGTCTATGACGGCGTCGGCCAGCGGCAGCAAATTCTGCGGCACTGGCCGGTGCTTTCTATCGCGACGCTGCTCATTGGGAACCAGACGATCCCAGCCGCACCATCGCCTTTCACCGGCTACGGCTGTGGATACGTCCTCGACCCGTGGGACGGCTTTCCTCCCGGCAGGCCGCAGGCGCTCTCACTGCGCGGCCATGAATTCTGGCGCGGATACAGCAATGTCGAGGTGACCTACACAGCCGGTTTCGTCGTGCAGAACGAGGCGCAGACCGTTCCAACCACGCCGTATCAGGTGACAGTAAACGCTCCGAACGGCAACTGGGCTGTCGATCAGGGTGTTACCTATGCGAATGGCACGCCATTGACGCCTGTGGCGAGCGCTCCTTCGGTCGGCCAATATATCGCGCCGACGTCGACGAACGCCTTCTACCAATTCGCCGCGGCCGACGCGAACGCCTCGGTGCTCATCTCCTACAGCTACATCCCCGCCGACATCGAGCAGGCCTGTATCGAGATGGTCAGTGAGCGCTACAAGTACAAAGACCGCATTGGCCAGGTGAGTAAGAGCCTCGGCGGGCAGGAGACAGTATCGTTCAGCCAGAAGAACATGCCGGATTTCATTACGACGCTGTTGCAGCCGTACCGGCGCGTCATCCTCGTCTAACGGAGAGTTCCGGTGATCTCAATCGCAGTTGATGACCGTGTCATCATGGCGCGGCTTGCGGCGATGCCGGATAAGCTCCGCGCGCGATTGCTGAAGACCACCTATGCCCTCGCCGAAAAGCTTAAGAGTAAGGTCCAGCAAAACCTGACGAACCGGCTGCTGAAGATTCAGACCGGTAAGTTGGTGCGCAGCATCTTCGAGCAGGTCACGAACGGGACAAACGAAGTTGCCGGGCGCGTGTTTTCGAGCGGGCTGCCCTATGCGGCCATCCAGGAGTTCGGCGGTCAAACGAAAGCCCATATCATCGAAGCGAAGAACGGCAAGGCCCTCATGTTCAACATGGGTGGAAAGGCTGTCTTCTTCAAACGGGTGCATCATCCCGGCTCGAACATCAAGGGCGCACATTACATGGGCGAGGCCTTCAAGGAAATGACGCCGGAAATTCAGGCGAGCTATGAACAGGCGGTGAGCCAGGGGACGAAATAGATGGCGGCCACACGCGAGCAAATAATGCAGGCGCTGTTTGCGCTCGTGTCCGGGTCCGCGTCCTTCATCACGGCATCGCGCCGCCTCCGGCTCTGGACGGATGTTCCCGCTTCGGAGCGCCCGGCCATCTTCCAGTATGAGCGGGATGACACCTACACGCTGGGCCAGCAGTACACGCAACGCGTCGAAATGAACGTCGATCTGTACATCTACACAGCACCCGGCAATGACAGCGGCGTGATACCAATCTCGATCCTCAACCCGCTGGTCGACGCGGTAGACGCAGCCCTTAAGCCCAGCATCGTGACGCGCAGGCAGACGCTTGGCGGCCTGGTGTCGCATTGCTACATCGACGGCAAAATTATGAAAGACCCCGGCGACATCGACGGCGACGGAATCGCGGTCATTCCGGTGAAAATCCTCGCGACGGTTTAACCCTTCTTCCTTTTTAAGGAGTATCCCTCATGACGGCTAATAATCCTCCCGGCCTTGGCTTTAACTCTGGCTGGGCGTTCCAGATCGACGGCGACACTGTGCCGACTCCCACGCAATTCAAGATTCTCCAGAGCGCTTCGCTAGATTTCAAGAGCACGACGAAAGATCTCTTTGGACAAAACATTTTTCCCGTTGCGGTTGGGCGGTCACAGATAAAGACCGAGGGCAAGCTCAAGTTCGCCGATTATCAGGGCCGATATATCAGGGATTTCGTTGGGGCTCCCAATAACTCGCTAATGGTCGCAGGCCAGACGCTTGTGGCCCTCAACGAGGCGGGCACTGTCGGCACCAGCCCATTCACGTATCAGACAACGAACCATACGACTCAGGTTCTCGACCTCGGCGTGGTGTATGCGACCACGGGCATTCCGCTCACCCTAGTCGCTTCTTCGCCGACACAGGGCCAGTATTCGGTTTCCGCTGGCACCTACACCTTCAACTCCGCAGATTCCGGCGTGTCTGTCTATGTGTCCTACACCTACACGGTATCGACCGCGGGCGACAGCGTGACCATCAGCAATACGCAGGCGGGCGCGGCAAACTCGTTCCAGACCGTATTTGGCGCGGGTTACAACGGGCTCCAGACCAACTTCATCCTCAACGCCTGCATCCCCACGGACCTTAAGATCGCCGACTTCAAGATAGGCGATTTCTCCATGCCCGAATTGGGATTCAGCGCGGTCTGCAATGCGGCCGGGGTGCTCGGAACGATCAGCGTGCCCGTCACCAGCTAAGGTTATGCCTGATATTTCTCCCGAGGAGCTGGCGCGCCAGAAAGCGATTATCGAGGCCCGCCTCAGGGATGAGCGCGTCCTGATCTTCACAAACCTGATGAACGGCGTTCCGGACTGGAAGGTGGCGGAGCAGTTTCATAAAAGCGTGCCGGACATCATGCAGATATTCCGGTTCATCCTGCGTAAAATCAGGAGCCGCAGGCTTGAGCGGATGGAACCACCTATCATCGGCGATTCCATCGCGGAGATACGCAGGCAGCGCATCACCGTGCTGTCGATACTGCCGAAGCTGAATCTGGACAGAGATCCGCGGTATAAGGATGTCCTGCACGAATCGCTGGATATCAAGAACGACGGAACCGTGAGGAATTCGGATTACCTCTATGCCATGAAGCCGTTGCCGAGCTACAAACCCTCTGTCGGGTAATGCTGCTCCTGCCTACGATGGGGCGGCCGGAGAAGGCGCGGCGCTTCATCGAGGCATATCGTGCAACCGGCGGCACACTTCCGTGCTGGATTGTTTTGGATGGCGCGGATGCTCATCGCTACGATGGGTTGGAATTGCCTGGCAGATGGAGGCGGATTGTCGTCGCAGCCGGAACGAAGCCGGGTGAGATTCTCAACCAGCTCTTCGCTGAGCATCCAAATGACCCCTACTATGCCGCGACGGCGGATGACGTGGTTCCCGAGACGCCCGGTTGGGACGTAAAGCTGCGGGATGCCTGCCTGCCGGACAAGGTGGCATGGGGTTATGACGGCATCGAGAATATGGGCTCGCATCCTTTTATAGGGGGCGATCTTCTGCGCAAGCTCGGGTGGTGGGTTGCACCAGGCCTGAAGCGGTCCTGTATCGACGGCGTGTGGAACATCATCGCCGCGAAGCTCGGGCGCGGAGTCTACCTGCCGGACGTTAGAACTATTCATCATCACCATACGAATCAGAAGGCCGCCTTCGACGCCACATACGCCGCACGGGCCGACTCGCCCGATGATGTTGCGGTCTTTCGTGCCTTTCTCGCCAATGGCCTGCCCGCCGCCTTAGAGCGGGCGAAACCTTAATCCTGGAACGGAGATTCCGCATGACCGACTTCGAAGACGCGCCCAAAGTGAGCCTTGGCGGTAAAGACTGGCCCATACCCCTCATGGCTGCGCGCCAGAACCGCGTCATCGACCCGCTCATCCTGAACCTGCTGCCTCTGTTCGCCGAATTGCAGGTCAATAAGGCTGCGGGCATGGCGAAGCTCGGGACCAAAGAATATGACGCCCTGCAGGACATTGCACTGCATGCCATCCGCCGCGCGCGGCCGGAGACGACGAAAGACCAGTTCCTTGACCTCCCCATTACCCTTCCCGAGCTTGTGGCGGCATTCCCGATAATCGCTCAGCAAACCGGCATCTTCAAGCGAGGTGAGCCGGGGGAAGCGACGGGGGCGGTGAGCCCCCAGACTGGGACAGAATCATTGCAAACGTCTGCCACCTGACGGGCTGGACGTGGGACTACGTCGACGAGACGCTGACCGTTCCCCGCCTTGAGGCCATGTATGCGGAGTGGAAACGCAATCCGCCCCTGCCGCTGATGGTCAAGGCCTATCTGGGGATAAAGGATACGCCTGACGTGCCACCCGGCCCCGCTCAGCTGCCGGGATTCGCAACCATGCCAGATATTGAGGAATAGGAAATGGCGGACGACGTCCAAGTTCGCTTCGGCGCACAAATTGAAGGCCTCATTGCCGGGGTAGAGGCAGTCAAAGCCCAGATCAGCACCATTTCGGCCCCGATAAATTCCGTCGTCTCGTCGTTCGGGGAGATGAAAGAAGCGTTGCTCGCGGCCTTCGCCATCGATAAGGGCGCTGAGTTTGTCGATCACATCACCGGCATTGGAGAACAGATTCTCCGCGCTACGGAGATGACCGGGCTGAGCGCCGAGGAATTTCAGACGCTTCAATATGCGATGAAGGTGACCGGAACGGAAACCGGCAACCTCGGCATCGTCATCGACAGGCTGGAGCGCAACATTGCGCTTGCGCGCGGCGGCAGCGGGCAGGCGGTGCAGGCGTTTCAGACGCTCGGCGTCACGATGGCGGACCTGAAGGAAAAATCGCCTTACGAAATCATCCAGAAAATCGCCGACGGTTTTCACAACCTGAAAGACCCGATTCTTGCGGCAGGCGCCGCGACCGAGGTCGGATCGCGGGGATTCGCGCAGATGCTGCCCGCCCTGAAGTCGGGCAGTGACGGGTTGAAAGAGTTCGGGGAGGCTTTCAAGCAGACTGGTTCATACCTCAATGACGCACAGGCCGGCGCCTTCGCTAAAACCCACGAAAGCCTGATTGAACTCGAAACTGCGCTGCAAGGCACTGGTGTGCAATTGGTAAGAACGTTGAAGCCTGCTATCGATTTGGTCGTGACCGCATTGACCGGCTTGATCGAAGCGATTAACTGGGTGATAGGAAAGTTTGCTGACCTCGTCAGCATTATTGAAGGCAGCGTTCTTGTCGTAATAGCGAAGGTTATAGAGCAGATAGAAGACTTTGGCGCTGAATCTGTCGCCAATTTGGAAAAGGTGAAGATTGCCTGGCAGGCGCTCGGGCGCACGATCGAGGATGTTCGCGACGGCCAACTATCCGAAGTTTCATCGGAGTGGAACATCGCCAACGCCCAGATGGAGGTGGCGAGTAAAAAAGCCGGTGTCGCGATTCAGGAGTACGGCAGACAATATCAGGATCTGGTCGGCCAGATTGCGAAGGCGACCGGCGCGCTCACGAATTTCTGGGGCAACCTCGGTGAGAAGCCAGGCGAGAGGGGCGGCGGTGGCGCGCTGGGGACGAACAAGGAAGACGGTAGCGCAGAGAAAAATGAAATCGCTATCGAAAAAAGCGATCTGCAGAGAAACCTTGAGCTCTACCGGCTCGACGTAGCCGCGAAAAAAGATGCCGATGATGCAAAGGTCGCTTCGGGGCAAATGACGAAGCAGGCCGAGCTTGCCGACCTGATGAATCTGGTGGGGCAAGAACGGGACGTGGTTCTGGGTGAGATCACTGAGGAACGCGATCTCTATGACCGTGATTCGGCCGACTGGGAGGAGTTGAATAATAAAAAGCTCATCGTGGCCAAGCAATACGCCAATGAACTCGCACGGCTTAACGCGCAGAGCGCCCAAGCACAGGCAGCAGATCTGAAGAAGCTGGAAGAGTCGTACAAGTCGATGTTTTCATCGATTGATCGTGCGATGGACGGCGCATTACAAGGTGTTTTACAAGGAATCCAGACGTTTAGCCAAGCCACTGCGCGCCTCTTTGGCGACATGGTGACCTCCATGCTGGAGGATATCGCAAAACTCACGCTTCGCTGGTCGGCCTTCGAGGCGTCGAAGGGCCTATTCGGGGCTGGAGATACCGTTACGAAGGCTATTGGAGAGCAGGTCCCCACCGCTCTCGGCGGAACGCAGCAAAATAGCGTACTGAATGCGGCGATGACGAAGCTCGCCGCAGTCATGGGCATAAACACGGCGGCGCATACCGCTGGCACCGTGGCGACCACAGGCAATACCGTGGCCACAGCCAGCGATACGGTAGCGACTGGAAGTTCCACGGTTGCGACTACTGCCGGAACACTGGCGACATCCGTCAACACGACAACGACGGCTTCCAGTGGCTTTCTCCACATCGCGGCGCTGGCGGAAAACACCCTTGCAACCGCAGCCAATACTATTGCGACGGACCTCCTGAAGATAGCGATGTTCATCAAGAGCATTCTGCCAAGCTTCGCCGTCGGCAATTGGAACGTCCAAAGTGATATGGTCGCGCAAATTCACGCTGGAGAGATGATCGTTCCAGCGGCGCAAGCCGCCCAGATTCGCAATGGCGCTGGGTTTGGCGGGAGCGCCAGTTATGGGGGCGGAAGTGGCGGCGGCAACTATACGATCAATATAAATGCGATTGATACGCAGACTGGCGCGCAGTTCCTCAAAGCGAATGCATCCGTAATCGCTCAGACCTTGTCCGGGCAGGTGCGTAATTTTAATCCCGCGCTGCGGGCGAATTAATCCTCTCTGCCCGCAACGCGCTGGTAGCCCTTCTCATGCAGCATGCACTGCTCCTCGACATTGAACCGGTCTATGTCCGTTCCACCGCTTGCAGTAGCCAGTGTTGCCTTATACCGGCAATAACCTTGATCGGCCTGCTTCTGGGCCGTCGTCACTCCCGGCTTATCGAGATGATCTGCCAAAGAGTTGCACGCGGCAAGTATAAGCAGCAGAAGAACAGGCGTGAAGCGCATGGATTCCTCGTTGAGAAGTTACTAAATGATTAACACTTCGGTTGAATTGGGTCAATGACACTTCGATATTGACTGAAGAGTCATTTGCCCGTCTAAATGACGGAACCCTGCCGGTGTATCAGCACCAACAGGGCTCCTGGCCAACAACAAGTGGTAGCTTGCCGTGGTTGATGTGGAAAATAGCACGATTGCTTCCCCTGGCAACATCGAAGTTGCGGACAGGTCGCCACCGAAAGCAGAGAAGATTTACGGCGTTTACACGCATGCAAGGCCTGATGGCAGGGTGTTTTATGTTGGGAAGGGGACGGAGCGGCGAGCTAATCACCTTGGTCCATCACAGAGGACCATTTGGCATGCGAGAGCGGTAAAGAAGTATGGCAGAGCAAACATCAAGATTAGATTTATGCCGTGTGCCTCTGAGGCCGAAGCCCTGATGGAAGAGATTCGATTGATTGCAGAGTACCGTGCAAAAGGGACCAAGCTAATCAACATAACTGATGGGGGTGATGGGGTATCAGGCCTAAAACATACGGATTCTGCGCGTGAGAAGGTTCGGCAAGCGAACCTCGGCCGAAAACATGGGCCGCTTCCTGCAAGTGCGAAGGCCAAGATCAGTGCCGTACATAAAGGCAAGAAAAAGTCAGCGGCACATATAGAGAAAATGAGGATAGCTTTTTCCGGAAGGAAGGCATCGGCAGAAACTCGGGCGAAGATGAGCGCGAGCCAGATGGGTAAGGTGCTTTCAGAAGAGGCGAAGACCCGATTAAGCATCTTAAAGAAAGGCAAGCCCCTATCAGCGGAACACCTGAGACAACTGCGCGAATCTCGGGCGCGTCCTGAAGTGCGGGCGAGAATGAGCGCCGCGCAGAAGGGACGTACATTTTCAGAGGCGACGCGAGCCAAAATGCGGGCGGCTAGACTCGGTAAGAAATACGGGCCTCGTCCACTTGACGTTAGGCTCAAGATAGGCGTCTCACGGAAAGGTCAGCCTGGGCGTCCTCAGGCCACAGGCACTAGCGCAAAGATTGGAGCGGCTAATATAATACGCCTCGAACAGCGCGGCAATCTCTGGTCCCTCCTCATCGGCTACCTTCTCGCAATGCAACCCACTTTAATGTGATGACCGCATGTCAACCGCTGTCCTTCCGACCATGCTGGGTGTCGCTTGGCCCGTCAGCCGCACCATGATGGACGATGTCACCATCCAGACGGCGATATCAGGAAAAGAGACGAGAATAAACAATCAGACCTACCCGCGCTACCAGTGGGATCTGGTCTACAACATCTTGCGCAGCGCACCGGCGTTCACAGAATATCAACAGCTTCTGGGTTTCATAAACGCCCGCTACGGGCGGTGGGATACATTCCTTTACACTGCCGATGATGACAACGCCGTTGTCGGGCAGTCGATTGGAACTGGTGACGGCGCGACCACGCAGTTTCAGCTCCTTCGTACCCTCAGCGGTTTTATTGAGCCGGTGCTCGCGCCCAATAACGTAAGCGCGGTAAAGCTCAACGGCACCACGCAGAGCGGCGGCTCTTACTCGATATCGAACTGGGGCTCCTCAGCGCCCGGCATTCTGACATTCAACAGCGCGCCTGGAAGTGGCGTGGCTATCACCGCAGATTTCACGTACTACTGGCCCTGCCGGTTCAACATGGACAAATATGCGTTCAGCGAATTCCTGGGGGGAATGTACGAACTGAAAAAGCTCTCGATCATCTCAGTGAAGAATTAGAAGAATCAAAGGGTTATGAAGCCAGCAAGCCCAGCATTGATAGCGCTGCTGGCAACGCGGCAATTTTATAGCGCCGATCTTTATCAGTTCGATATCTTCAATGGCTCCGTAGCCGAAACCAACCTTTACTATTGCGGTGGCGACAAGGACATCATCTGGAACGGCATCACCTGGTCCTCGGGTCACACCGGCTCAAACTCGGGCCCTTTCTTCGACCGCAAGGACAACAAGGCAAAATGCCACTGGAAGATCGGCGTCGAGGTCGATAGCCTCGTATTCGATTGCATTCCCGGTGGCGCGACTATCGGCGGCGAACCGTTCCTGTCCTTTTGTCGCCAAGGCGGCTTCGACGGCGCTGAACTCACGCTTTACCGCGCATTCATGCCCACCTACGGCAACACGGCGGCGGGCACGGTGATCATGTTCGTGGGCCGCGTGGCCGAGATCGACGCGAGCCGCTCACTGGCGACATTCACGGTAAACAGCCATCTCGAGTTGCTCAACCAGAACATGCCCCGCAACCTCTATCAGTCGGCGTGCTCGAACACGCTTTACGATGCGAACTGCACGCTGAATCAGACGAGCTTCGGGGTATCGGGAACCGTGGCTTCCGGCTCGACGGCCAGCGTCATCAACGCGAATCTCTCGCAGCCTGCGGGGTATTTCAGCCTCGGGCAGCTGACGTTCACCAGCGGAGCGAATCAGGGCTTCTCGGGTTCGGTGCAAAGCTACACGCCCGGGGCTCCGGGGATGGCGAGCGTGATTTCTCCATTTCCAAGCGCGCCAGCGCCGGGTGATACGTTCACGATTTATCCGGGCTGCAACAAGCTCTTAAGTACCTGTAGTTCCAAGTTTTCAAACGCCGTGAACTACAGAGGCGAGCCCAACATACCAAATCCTTCAACCGCCGTATGAGCGACATAGAGCGCCAGCGCGCCATCCGCATCGCGCGTTCATGGATCGGCACACCCTATCACACCGGTGCGCGAGTCAAAGGGCAGGGCGCAGATTGTATAACTCTGCTCGCCGGAATCTTCGAGGAAGCCGCGCTCGTGCCGCGCATCGAAATCCCAACCTACAGTCCGCAATGGCACCTCCATCATAGTGCCGAGCGCTACCTCGAAGGCCTGCTCAAATACACGAAGGAAATTCCCGGCCCTCCTAAGCCCGGCGATATTGCGCTCTGGAAGTTCGGCCGATGTTTCAGCCACGGCGCTATCGTGATCGCGTGGCCGCAGGTCATGCATGCTTATGTCGGATCATCCTGCCGATATGAGAATGCCGAGACGGCGCAATGGCTTAAGTTCATGGGTGAGGAAAGGGGCAAGCTGCGCCCGGTGAGGTTTTTTTCAATTTGGGGCTAGGCAATGTCGTTTCTTCGCGGTCTGATCGGTGGCGGAAAATCGACGGCCACCCAGCAGACCGCAGCCGCGGGCCTGCAGGTCCAGACCTCCGTGCAGGGAAAGCCCCTCGCGCTCATCTATGGCATGACGCGCGTCGCGCCGAACTTGATTTGGTACGGCGATTTCACCGCGACTCAGCAGTCCTCGGGCGCTGGCGGCAAGGGCGGCCTCACCGGTGCCGGTGGAAAAAGCGGCGGCTCGGCGGGGTACACCTACACGGCGTCCTTCCAGCTCGCGCTCGGCGAAGGCGTTCTCAATTCCATCTGGGATGTATGGGCAGATAAGAATCAAAGCGATCTGCCGGACCTCGGCATGTCGTTCTTCCGGGGAGACTACCAGCAAGCCCCATGGTCGTACCTTCTTCAAGGGCAGGATGCTCAGATCGATTCGGAGCCGTACGTGGTTCCGGGTTCTCCTTACCAGGTGTCGGTCAGCAATCCGCTGCTCTACGACCAGGGCGTCATTGTCACATCTTCGTCGTCTCTGACGTATTTTCCGACCGTCTTCCAGCCCGATCTGGCGTCGAACCAATACAGCTACATCGTCAGCGCCTCCAGCGTCACCTATATCTTCAACTCCGCGCTTGATGGCGAGTCCGTCCAGATCAGCTACAGCGTCAACGCCCAGCCCTTCACGATTTCCGCGACGGTCGCCAGCGGCCAGGTCGAAATCGATAACGTTTTTGGGCAGGGATTCGCCGACGCCGGAGTGACCTTCATCGTCGGGTCGCCGCTCACGAAGGCTACGGGCAGTCCCTCTGCCGGGGAGTATACCCAGGTCGGAGGCACCTACACCTTCAATAGCGCGCAGTCGGGCGCGAACGTCATCATCAGCTACGTCCCGAACAACGGGCAGTCAATCGCGCTGGGGTACAGCGGCATCGCCTACATCGCCGCGGCGAACTTCTCGCTCGGCAACAACCCATCGCTGCCGAACTTCAATTTCGAGGTATCAGGGCTCTTTTCGCAAACCGTCCAGCAGTCGGTGCAGGGGGAGCAATATACCCTTCCGACGGCAAACGCCCTGACGATAACCGTCCGCTTCTCTCCGGAGTTCATCTCGGACGTCGGGGTCACGGATCAGGACGGCAACGTCTATACGAAGGTCAGCGCCAGCCCCGGCACCAATCAATATGTGGTGAGCGCTGGAACCTATTCCTTCTCCAGCGGCAACGCCGGAGCGGTGGTGAATATCAGCTACAACGCGAGCATCGGGCCGGATGCCCCGCCCGCGAAAGTCGTGGCCGACCTGCTTTCAAACGCGCATTACGGCATCGGCTTCCCCTCCGACCGGGTCGATGCCCTTACGACGTATAACGCATACACGCTTGCGACGGGCCTCGTGATATCGCCGTGCTATGACACCCAGCAGCAGGCATCCTCGATGCTGGACGACATTGCCAAGGCGACGAACAGCGCCTTTGTCTGGTCTTCTGGCGTCCTCACGCTGGTCCCGTATGGCGATGAGGCGGTCACGGCGAACGGTTTCACTTACACGCCGCCCGCATCCCCGTTGTACAGCCTGACAGACGACGATTTCCTGCCCAACAAGAACCTCACAGCGTCGGCGAGCGCGTCATTCAATGACGATCCCGTGCTTATGACCCGGCTTCGCCCGGCCGATGCGTTCAACTCGATAAAGCTGGAGTGGCTCGACCGGGGCAATGCCTACAGCCCTGCCATCATCCAGGCGGACAATCTCGCGGCGATCAATTCCTTCGGGCTGCGGCAGGACTCGGTGCGCTCCTTCCATATGTTCTGCAACGGCAACGCCGCGCAGATATCGGTGCAGCTCCAGCTGCAGCGGCAGTCGATCCGCAATATCTACCAGTTCACGCTCGACCAGCGGTATGTGCTGCTCGACCCGATGGACATTGTTGCGATCACCGATGTGAACCTCGGCTTGAATGAGCAGTGGGTGCGTATCAACGAGATCACCGAGAATGACGACGGCTCGCTGTCGATAGTTGCTGAAGAATATCTCCAGGGCACCGGTACGGCTCCGCAATACAGCTTCCAGCAGGGGCAGGGATTCAATGCCAACTACAACGCCGATCCCGGTGCGGTTAACGTCCCGGTGATGTTCGAGCCTCCCGCGGAGCTTACGGAGGATCTCGAAGTCTGGCTTGGGGTGAGCGGAGGCACCTTCTGGGGCGGCTGCGAGATCTGGATTTCGACGGACAACGATAGCTACCAGTTCGCCGGGAAAACCACGGGCCCGACGCGGCAGGGTTATGTCGATGCGGCTTTGCCCGCGGTTACGCTGGCATCGAGCGGTCTCACTATCGACCAGGCCAACACGCTGTCGGCTGACATTTCGCTCAGCGGCGGCCAGCTTTTAAATGCCTCACAGGCCGATGCCCAGAACCTCGCGACGCTCTGCTATCTGGGCTCCGGCAATACCTACGAGCTGCTCAGCTATCAGAATGCCGCGCTGCTCACCAAGAACTTCTACGCGCTCAGCTACCTCATACGCGGCGCTTACGATAGCCCGATTCTGGCGCACCAGGCGGGAGAGCAGTTCGCGCGCATCGACTCCAGCGTCTTCAAGTATCCCTACACGCAGGACAGGATTGGGACGACGCTCTACATCAAGTTCCTGTCGTTTAACATCTATGGCGGCGGGCAGGAGCTGCTTGAGGATGTCGAGCCGTACAGTTTCACCCTGCAGGGCCTCGCGCTTTCATCTCCCCTGCCCAATATCACGAACCTGCGCAGCAGCTACGTCGCGAACATCACGCAGCTCTCATGGGATGAAGTGTCGGACTTCCGGCCGGTCCTCTATGAGATCCGCAAGGGCAGTGCATGGACCGGCGGACAGGTGCTGGGCCGCGTGGCGCACCCGCCTTTCAATGTGCAGGGCAACGGCACGTACTGGGTGTCGGCCTACAGCCAGCCCACGGCGGGATTGCAGGTTTACAGCGAAGTGCCGGAGAGCCTTATCATCGCTGGCGCGCAGATCGTCAGCAACATCATCGAATCATGGGACGAAGCGGCAACGGGATGGACGGGTTCCCTCGGCGGCGCAGCGGCCCTGTCGGCTGGCAATATCGCGCTGGGCGGCGCTGGCAATATCCTGACCGACCCGGACTTTCTGAATACGCCGAACGTGCTCTATTACGGCGGCGTCGGTTCTTCGGGGACATACACGATCCCGGACGCGCATATCGTGAATATCGGCCGCGTCGCGCCCTGCAGCATCATTATTACCAGCCTCGCCACCGGCCAGCACATCGCCGACAACATCCTGACCGTTGCCGACTTCCTGAACTTCCAGGACGTACTCGACTCGACGGCGCAAGCGCTGGTCGATGTGTACGCCAATATCGCAACCTCTCAGGACGGCTTAACGTGGGGCGCGTGGCAGAAATGGACGCCTGGCTCTTATAACGGGATGGCCTTCAAGGCACAGGCCGTGCTTGAGAGCATCGACGCCACCGTCACCGCGATTCTTGAGGATTTTATTTTCGAGGTCGATGTCCCTCCAAGGGACGACCACTACACGAACCTCAGCGTGCCTTCCGGCGGTTTAAGTCTCGTCTTCACGCCCGATGGCGCTACGTCTCCGGCGGCCTTCAACGGCGGCCCGGCGAATGGCGACCTTCCCGCGGTACAGGTGACGATCCTGAACGCGCAGGCGGGTGATCAGCTGGTGCTGAGCAGCCTGTCGCTCTCGGGATGTCAGCTGCAGGTGACGAACGGCGGCTTTGGCGTCAGCCGCAGTGGCAACGTGCTGGCCGAAGGTTTTTAACCCTCTTAAGGTTTTGAAATGTCGCAAAACTCTCTGACCCTGCCGACGAGCGGCACGGTATCCGGCCTGCAAATGGCGCAGGCCACAAACAATGCTCTCGACACACTCAATACACTGGCCTCTGGCGCATCCGCTCCGGGCAGCCCCGAAGCGGGGCAGCTCTGGCACGACACGACCAACAACCTCCTGAAGATCCGTAGCCTCGACAACACCACGTGGGTTCCATTTCTCCAACTCAACGAAAGCTCCTACGCTGCCGCGCCTTCCAATTCCGCCACCGGCGCCAATGATCGCCTCAACCGTCTGATCAACGGCGCAATGATGATCGACCAGGTGAATGAAGGTGCCAGCTATTCGGTCCCGGTCAACAATACCCTCACCTATGCGGTCGACCAGTGGATCGCGGCATGCCTCAGCACCGGTAGTGCCAGCGGAGTCACGGCGCAGCGCGTGGCCGACGCACCGGCGGGATTCGTGAATTCCCTGAAGGTCACCGTCGGGACCGGAGCAGGTTCGGTGGGTGCCGGGGATTTTCTCCTGCTGTCACAGCCGATTGAAGCTAACAACCTGGGCGACATCAACTTTGGCACCGCGAATGCAGTCCCATTGTCCCTTTCGTTCTGGGTAAAGTCCTCGGTCGCTGGCACCTTCGCCGCCGCCTTGCAGAATGCGGCTGGCAGCCGCGTCCTGGTCCACAAATTCTCCATAGTGAGCACAGGGACCTGGACGCAGATCACCATTCCGAACATCGTCGGCGATACCGGCGGCACGTGGGTCACGAGCGGCAACGCCGTTTCGATGACGCTTTTCATTACCGTGGCCACCGGCAGCACGTACCAGCAGGCAACCCTTGACTCATGGGTGGGCGGCACCGCCTTCGGTTCAACATCGCAGACCAATGGCGTGCTCACCACCACCGGCGCTACCTTCCAGGTCGCAGGCGTGCAGCTCAATAGCGGATCTTTCTGTATGCCGTTCGAGAAGCGCCAGTTCCAACAGGAACTCTCACTCTGCCAGCGCTATTTCGAGAAAAGCTATGACTTCGGCACGGCAGTCGGTACCGCGAGTTCGCCGAACGGCTGCGAGTATTTCGTGGCCGCTGCGGCAGTTGATGGCGCGGGCATTCGCTACAAGGTGACAAAGCGCGCCGACCCGAGCCTCACACTTTACTCGCCTAATTCAGGGACCTCCGGTAAAGCCTACGATTCTAACGGGTCTGCTGATGTGACCGTGGGTGGTGCCAATATCGGGCAGAACGGAGCGATCGGAGCCGGTAGCGGGTTCACCTCCGGCCATCAGATACAGCAACACTGGACAGCAAGCGCAAGGATGTAAGCCATGGGAATTTCAACGGTCCACGATGCCGGGGGCAGCTATACGGTCACTCTTGCCGACGGTACGGTAATGTCCGTCCCAAAGGATCCGCTGAACGCCGATTACGTGCGGGTGCAGGTGTGGGTGGCGGCGGGCGGAGTTCTCTCTTAACAACAAACGGGATTGTTTCACTTCACAGGGGAGCGGAAAGAGATGGAGGAGATGGCCAATGACGCTGTTGTTGACCGACGGATCTGGAGCAGCACCAAGAAGTTCATCCACATAAGTGCAATCATTGCTCCCTGCATTGCCGCCTTCCTGGCCGTGCAGTTCACCGGCAACCAGAACTCCAAAGACATAGAGCAGATAAAGACGATACTTGCGACGCTGGTGTCAGCTCCGCTCTCGGTGCAGCAAAACACCAAGGATATCGAAGATCTCAAGGCCAGCAGGGCCGCCATCTATTCCAAGATGAACGAGACGTTTGACTCGCTCGATCACAAGATTTCAGAGGTAGACCTCAAGCTCAACACTATTTCTGTCAACGAGGCGCAGATCGGCCAAAGCGTGCAGGATATCAAGGACGGTCTCCGCGAAGACAGGAACAGGCGGGGCCGATGAGCGCAGCGGACATCGATACGGTCGCCCGGACTCTCTACGGCGAGGCCCGAGGATCAGGTGCGGACGGAATGAGCGCTGTCGCCTGCGTCATAATGAACCGCTGCCGTGTTGCCCAACAGTACGTCACCGCCCACGGCAAACCCCATCCCGAATTCGGCGATGGCACACCGCAATCATGCTGCTGGATGGACGAGCAATTCTCGTGCTGGGATGACGATGATCCGAATCTCGATGTCATCGAGAACGTGACCAGCGCAGATCCGGTATTTCAGGAAGCGATGGAGATTGCCGGGGCTGCGGTCGCTGGCACGCTGCCCGACACCACGAGCGGTGCGACATTTTATTACGCCAAGAGCATGCCGCAACCGCCTTATTGGGCAAAGGGAAAGACACCCTGTGCGGACATAGGCGGGCAACGTTTTTTCAACAACATTCAATAGGGGTGTTTCATGAAGGTAGCCATCAACGCAAGGCTGGTGCTGCTCGCGCTCGCCGTCTTGATGCTGAGCATTGGCTCGGTCTGGGCGCAGAGCGTCCCGAAGACCAGCACGAACCTGTCCGGCACCATTACGACCACCGGCACATTCCAGCAGATCCAGGGGCAGGCGAACGGCCGGCAGGGCTGCACGATAACGGACAACACCGTCAGCGACAATCAATGGGTTTATTTCGGCACATGCGCGAACGCCACGCAGGCCACCGCGGTGCCGCTGTATCCGGGCCAGTCGGTAAACTGCAATCTGCCGGGCGGCAATCTCGTGCTCTCCGATCCGGTGTGCATCACCGGAACAACCGGCGACACGTTCTTTGCAAACTTTCAGTAGGGCTGGTCAATGAGGCTTTTTCTCGCCTTAGCGCTGTCGATTCTGCCGGTTTCACCGGCATTCGCCCAGACCGTCGGGCCGCCTCCCGGCTCGGTCTTGCCGAGCGGTGCCGCGCCTGGCGCCGGAATTCCGAACTGCACCGGCATGCGCAACATCGCCACTTGCGAAAAGTCATACGGGTATGTGTTTCCCATGCTTCACGGCGCGGGGTGCACGGGATATGGCGACGACGAACCGGGATTCTCGGCGGCGGAGAGCGCCGGATTCGCCATCAACCCTTCGAGCGGACTGCCTATCCGTTACCCGGCAGGGCTCGTCTGCCAGTTTCAGCAGCCGTGGCTATTTGGGCATGACGGGGTGACCCTTGAGTTTCCCACGCAGGTAAGCACTTATGACGGCGGAAGCTATGAAAACAACGCGGGATATATTCGCGAAAACACCGGGTACACCACCCACTTCTACGCAGCCGGAAACTGCGCGATGGACCTGAACGGCTATCATGACTTTACGATAAAAGACGGGAATATCCTGGGCGATGGCGCGCAGCAGGGCACAGTCCAGTTCTGCGACTCCACTACCTACGTGGGAGGACGCCTGCCGACCATAACCCTGATCCACACTTCCGTGCAATTGATGGGCAACGCGGCAGGCGGCCCGATCAATACGCTCGCTTACACCGGTTCGGCAACTGGTACGTGTACAGGTGCGCTTTGTGGCAATTACATCAAGCTCAACGTCTTTGACAGCGATCTTGGTGAGAACGGATGGTCGGAGTTAGGGAATATTACGGATGCATTTAATTACAACAGCACGTTTAATGCAGACTCCTGCGGCATCATCAGCGGTTATTCCACCACCACTACTGATATCCTCTCGATCGGTAACCGGTTTGAGGCGGCTGGATACGGCCTGGCTAACACCTGCCCGCCAGGCGGACCGGCATGGTTAGTAACCGGCGTTGGATGGTCGGACGCCGGTAGCCAGTTTGAAGTAAACAACGGCCCAGATATCGAGCTTACGACGGGCTGGGGCAACTTCCATAAGACAGGCGGTCACTTCCTTGGCGCGGGTGTACTGGGAGGCAGCGGCGACGAGTCCAGCATCCTGCTGAATGCGGCATCGTCCGCGGGCGGGGCGACGATAGACTCCGACTGGCGTCTCTTGAACGGGACGCCGAAATACGCCATCGAGGGATTGGACGCGCAGATCAGCGACAATATCACGCTGAGGGGCAATCTCGGCTCTAACGGATACGCGACCGGGCTTTCCAACTTCACCGCCGGCACGCCGCCGCACTTCAGTGTGTTCGCGAACGGCGAAACCCCGACGATCTACAGCAACCCGATAAAGTTCGGTGGAGTGGCATCGCTTTCGCCGACGACGGCTTTCGACGGATTAGGCACGCTGCCCGTAACCTCGACGTCCGATCCATTCAACATCAGCACCGGCAATACCAATACGATGGTGGTTGCGGGATTCCGCATCAATACCGCGACTCCATCAGCGGGCTCCGGCTATTCCGCGATCAATGCGGCAAACTACCTTCTCACGGAGTATAAGGTCGTTTCCTCGGTGCAGACCAATCTCTCCGTCACGGTAGGCACGGGCGCGGGCACCACGCAAACGGCGATAGGCGATGCAATCGTCGGCTCAAGCTCGCTTGCACTGGACGGCAGCGCTGCTTCCAATGTCACGAGCGGCACCTCGGCGACGGAATCCCTGACAACGGCGAACGGCAATGATGAAATCGTGGTCTTCGTCGAGGCAAACGCTACCGGTTCGAGCTGCACGGGTCCCAATCCGACGATTACGTCCATCACCTCGACCCATATCGGGAACTTCACCAGGCGGAAATCCTTCAAGACATCTGTCACGTGCAGCGAAATCGAGGAATGGGCGGCGATTGCCCCTTCCGTACTGACGTCGGAAATCATCACTATAAACTTCAGTCAGAGTATTTCCTTCGCCACGATCAGCGTTTTCGGGGTGAGTCATATCATCCCGACGCTGACCCCCAACTTTCTTTCTGGTGGTAACTTCGATCTCGGCCTCGTCCACACCGCCTGCCCCTGCGTAGTGGAGAATCCAACGAACCCCACGCTGGCGTCGGGATCGAACGGCGAAATCGAGATTGACCAGAGCGCGACTGGTTCCGACACGGTGAGCTGGGGCAGCAACTGGAAATTCGCGGGAGGATCGGCACCGTCGCTCAGCACGGGCGCATCGGATAAGGATTACTTCCCCTTCTACGTCAAGGACGCCACCGACATCATAGTCTCGGCTGGCACGATTAACGCTCACTGACAGGACCCTCCTCATGAAACGATTGACCATTCTTTTTGCCCTTTGCGCTCTCCCCGCATCCGCGCAGGACAACTGCCAGATCATGACCAAGGCTGAATTCCTGCAATTCCAGCAGCAGCAAAAATCACGAATGGAAGAGAGCTGCGGCCTGTTCTTCTGTAACCCCGCCAGCCCATCCTGCCCGAAGTCGATCTCGGTATGCTGGACCGATACCGACGAGGGGAATGTCATCCGCCGCGACCTCACCTGCAAGGGAAATCCGCAATGAAAAACAAGATTCTGCTGCTGCCCCTTCTGCTGGCTGGATGCTCGCAGCCTCAGCACTTCGCCAAGACCGTTACTGCTTTCCCCGCGCCTCCGGCCTACGTGCAGGAAGGAACCGGAGAAGTCAAATATCTTAAGGACGGCGATATCATCCACGAGGCCAACGGACTTTGCGGCTACGTCCAGGCCAAGCAATAGGGCTGCAGGCGCATGAGAATCTTCTATTCTGCCGTAGTTGCCGCCATGCTCGCGCTTGCGGGCAACGCAATGGCGCAGAATGTAGGCGCTGTGCCCGTCACGAAGCAGATCTCGCAATCCGGCATTCCCATCATCCTGCCGTCTTCTGGCAGCATAGGAAACAACGGCGCGCTCACGGGTCTCACTGCCCTGCCGCAGACGTTCGCCAACTGCTATATGTACTTCCCGGCAAACGCCATCGCGTCAGGTTCGACTGCGGGTGTCTATTTTGTCCAGATGGGCAGCTCGAGTGCCGGGACGATTTATAACAATCCGCTGTCCAGCGGAAAGCCCACCATACCCGCCTCACCGACCCCCTTCGTCACCACCGGGCCAGGCGCTTACACGCAGACGACGAGCTCGCCCATATCCTTATTGACTATCCCTATCGCTGCAGGTGCACTTGGCAATAGCGGCAATATTTATCTGGAAGCTTCCGCCAACGTTAACAACAACTCCGATTCCAAGTTTCTCCTCGGTACTTTCGGCGGAACAACGTTCTTCCAGTATCAGTTGACCTCGCAGATCTGGGGTGGCCTTCTGAGGCGAATCCAGAATACTGGATCACAATCGACGCAAGTGACGATGAGCGCTGGAAATACGCAATCCGGTACGGACTTCTCGTTGAACGGGAGCGCCAGCAACTACATGACGGTCAACACGGCCAACGCACAGAATCTGGTTCTCCAGCTGCAGATAAACACCGCGACCGACTTCGCGATCCCCAGTTCGTACTTCGTGCAGATCAGGCCGAGCAATTAGCCATTCGTGCCCAAAGCCGCCATCCCGAACCCATCCCAAACAATTGATCGAGGACGACCATGTATGTCTTGACCGCGCCTCCAAACATCAGTCAGTTCCAGGCGAGCAGCGGAGCTCAATATACGGTTTCCAGTGGCACCATCACTGTGCCCTTGACCGATTTGCGCGATGCCCTCATTTCAGGTTTCGCCCTGAGCAGCGCGGGCTCATCGTCTCAGACAATTTCGGGAGCCGCAGGGACGCTGGCTCTCTCAACGATCCATACCTATCTTTTCGTAAATACTCTTTCGGGCGCTGCGAGTTTTGCGCTTCCGGCGGCGGGCATACTAGGCCGGTCAGTCACGATGATCGATTTCAATGGGAACGCGCCAGCCAACAACATCACAACGGCGATCGCGGGCGGGGGAACCATTAACGGCAGCCCAAGCCTGGTGACGGACACAACTTATGCGATCGTGACCTTCATCGATAACGGAACCAACTGGAACATATAGGTAGGACAATGAAGATATTCCGTAAAGCATTGACGTTCCTTGCCGCGCTGGCACTCGGCAGCTTCGCGATTAATGCTGCGGCCCTCGTTCCTCTCGATAAGGGGGTCACGGGCATTCTTTCTCCTGCGAACGGCGGCAACGGCGGCAATAACGGCGGCCCTCTCAGCGGCCTTGGAGGCCTCGGCTCGATTATTCCGGTCACCGCACCGACTTCCGCGAAGATTTACACTTCGGATCAGATATCGTCATCGCAGACTTTTTACGGGATGACGGCGGCTTCCACGCCAAATCCCGTGTTTGGTTTCTGGGGGGCTTACAATATTTATGAGGCCACGGGTGCTGCCCCTGGAACGCATGTCGCAGGTAACGCAAGTTCCCCCGATACTCCCGCTTTCTGGGAAATGTTTGGGTACAGCGGGAAGGGCTTTGAGCTTAGAGTTTTCAACGGCGTGCCCACTTATCTTTTTGTGGATAATAATTTTTATGATGTGTTTTATTCCCCATTACTCACTGGCACATCGCCCGGCACCGGCGACACATCGACCGTAATCACCCTGGCTTCGGGGGCCAGCACGACGAACGGCGCTTATAATCAGTATTATGTGGCAATCACGGCCGGCACGGACATCGGCGACGTGCAGCCAATATGCAGCTACGTGGGAAGCACGACGCTTCAGGCGACATTGTGCTCCGGCTCTACTTTTGCGGTAACACCGGATTCAACCAGCGTGTATGCTATCCAAAGCAGCGCAAGGGGCTGCCCTTCGGGGAATTGCCTACGCGCATCCGGCGGTGGCCATGAAGATTTTGTTTATGTGCAGTTTCCGTCTATCGGCTGGCATCATATTAAGGTCTATTCCAGTCAGTTCGAAGGCGTTGCCATTGGCCCGAATGATTCACTTGTTCCCGAAGGCCCACAGAATGCCGTTGCGGCTATCGAAGTCGGAGATTCTTTTACGGGCTGCACTTCAGGCCCGAATAGCGGCCCATGCCTTTCGACCTATATTGCCACGGCGCTTAACGCCTACGAGATAAACGCAGGCAGCGGCAGCACGGGGTGGGCCAGCCCCGGCACCCCGGCGAAACTCAATTTTATGGAACGCATTTGCCCGCCGGATGGCAGCGGTAAGGGGGCATCCGGCGCAAGCTACCTTTACGCTCTGAAATGCACAGGCGGTGGTGGTGGCTGCGGTGGTACTTATAATTTATCGATCACGTATAACGGCAGCACACAGACGGCTAGTAGTATCGCAGTCGCGGCCAGTAGTTCCACCATTCAGTCCGATCTTGCGGGCCTTTCCAATGTTCCCCTCTCGTCGGATATTGTCGTCGGCTACAACGGCGGCGTTAATACCCCTATCGCCGTCGAGATGTATAACATGCCAGGCGCAACGCTCACGCTGGACACGACCAACGTCACTGCCTACGCCACTTCGTTCATTATTCCCTATATCGGCGAAGTGGCCCCGTTCATTCCTAAAGATTCCGCAGGGCGATCATTGCCGGTGAAGCTTTTCGTTGAAGGTTCAGGTAATGACCTTGCGGGTGGCTACACGACAACTCAGATCGGGAACAATGCGACTGCCACGGCGCAGTGCATCGCGCAGAGATTCCCGACTGCGCTTGCGATTTATACAGGCGCAGTTACTGTTGGAAGTCCGGCGAGCAGCACCGTCATTGCAAATAATGCCGCGCTTCGCGCTGCGTCTGGGTATCTGAACCCGATTAACGGAAACTCCAATCCCTATGTCGAGACTTATCCCGGTGGCCTCAACAGCGGGTCTTTTCTCGGAGGCACGGGTACCGGCAGCGTTGCAAGTCCGACTGCAAACACAAACGACATAGAGGTGAGTTTTACCAACTCAGGCCATCCGACATCGAACGGCCAGATGTACCTGGGCAATTATCTCGGCTATCTCGGACAGCAAATATATAATGGGAACTCAAGGTAATGGTTATCAAAAACCAAAGCGAAACCACATTTCCTGAAAACGCCCTGTACAACAATGAATTACAGCGCTTTTATGACGTGACCAGATTCAAACTGGATGATGTGTCGTTGCGGCCCGAGATTCAGGAACTGTCCGGAGCGCAGTAAGACCAAATGTCCAGACAACTCGACTGGCTCATCAGCGCCGTCATCATGGCGGTGGTCATCATGGCGGAGTACCGGCTGGTGTTCTTCGGGGTGTTTGAGCCATTGCCGCTTGTTTCCGGCATCGCGCTTCTGCTGCTCATCCGCGTGATCAACCAGCATCTGCCGCGGCTGATTGCCGCGAAGCGCAAGCGGTAAGCCCCCCCCACCGTGTTTCCCGCCGATTGTTCAGCTTCTGTGCAGCGGTGCGCGCAGACCCCAACCCTCGTAACGAAGGAGCCTAAAGATGTTTGTGATTTCCAAGGACATGGGCAAAGGCAACCCGCCCGCCTTCTTTGCCGGGGCCTATACATGGTCCACGCTTGAGCACGCAAAGCAGTACCCGAGCGAGGCCTCCGCACAGGCCGCCGTCGATTGCAGCGATTTCCTCGCAGGCTGCATCGTCATGCCGAACGATGAAACGGTTTTCGTCGGCAGAAGCCAGAAAAACGTAGAGGTAGTGAACGGCATGAAGCCGGACACGGGCCGAAACGATTAACACCCGCGCATTCCGCGCGGTCATCAACCCCAACTACAGGAGTCCTCTATGAACCTCATCAAAACGGTCGAAGATTTGGCCGAAACCATCGGCACGGATGTCGAGACCTTCGCCGACACAGAATACCACGCCTTCCTCACGGCGAGCCTGCCCCTCTTCAACGACCTGAAGGCGTTCGCCCAGACCACCGGAAAGGCCGACTTGGCGACCCTGCTCAACGACCTGAAGGCGGATCTCGTCACGGGCGTCACCACCCTTGCTGCGACCGGCGGCAACACGGGCGCCGCCATCGCGGCGGTTTCGACAGAAGCCCTCGGCCAGGTGAAGGATGTCACCGCAGCTGCCAAGAACGCGGTTTATGGCGCGCTCGCTATCGTGGCGGCCGACGTACCCGCGATTGTCGGTGCTCCGGCAGCAAGCTCCGCTTCCGGCGCGTCCGCGTAATGCGCGCCCTTCTGTTAATCGGGTTGTTGAGCCTATCGGCCTGCAACCCGATCTGCTGGGCGGCTCATCCGAACTGCAATTGGATTGAGAATGGCGGGAGTTGCTGCTGATGCCCGGCATTCAAGAAAAACGGGTTGACTGGCAACCCAACGCCGTTGACTGGCCGTTCCCGGCGCTCAAGCCCGGCGAGTACGGTAAGGACGAGGACGGGCTGTGGTACTGCATTCCGCCCGTTGAGAGCTGTGGCGAGGGAGGTCAGCGACACGGCGTGCTGGGCAACCTCGGCAACCACAAGGTCATCGAGCATGAGGACGGCACGATCAGTGTGTCGCCGTCCATCTTGGTCAGCAACGGCCAGGGATGGTCATGGCACGGCTATCTGGAACGTGGCGTCTGGCGGCAGTGTTAATGCGCGCGGGAGATTGGTGATGCTGGTGGATGTCTTTCTGTATTACGCGATCGGCTTCGTGGTCTGGGGTTGGTGCGTCAACAAGTACGTGGCCTACATGAGCACGCCGGCATTTATTAAGGGGCTGTTCTACCGCCCCTTTCTGTGGCCCGTCATGCTCTGGTTTGCCGCCTTCAAATGGCGGGATGTACGGCAACTCTTCCGCCCGGATCGGAAAGGCGCGTCATGAGCTGGATCTGGGCCGCTATCAGCGGCGCATTCTCTGGGCTGGCACAGGGCTTCCTGTCGCTGTTCGGGATGTCCACGGCGCAGAAGCTGGGCCGGGCGGAAACGAAAGAAGCCACCGACGAAAAACTCCTGCAGGAGGTAAAAGAAGCCAATGATACGGATGCTGATAGCGCTCGCGCTGGTGACGACGCTTTGCGGGTGCAGCTCTCTCGGTTCAAGCGCCCCGACTGATTCGTTTTGCCTTCTGGCGAAGCCGATGACGTGGAGCGATGCTGATACGGCTGACACCCAGCATGAAATCCTGCTCTACGACGCCCGCGGGCATACGCTCTGCGGGTGGTAGCCCCGAAACATCAAACAACCAAAGGAGACCGGCAATGCTCGACACTATCCTCCTCGTGTTCGCGTTCGTGCTTTTCGTGCTCGCCGCTGTCGGAATTCCTTCAGGCCGCTACAATCTGATCGGTGCCGGGCTGGCGTGTTACATCGCGACAATGCTTTTTCACTGAAGAAACGAACAATCGACCGACGGCAAGGCCCCTTCAACTGAAGGAGGCTCCCATGCTTGACCACCTGCTCCGATACCATCCTGGCTACCTGCTGATGCTGCTGATTGCGGCGGCGGTGTGCCACGGATAAATGATTGCGTTCTGGCGAAACTGGCCCTGCTGCCCTTCGGGGTGGCAGGGCCTTTTTTGCGTCGGGGCATTAACTTCTTATTACCCGCCCGCTGATAATACCGACGAGCACCCCAAACATCGCGAGACCAAAGACAATTTCACTGCAAGCTACCATCTTTCCCCAGTTCCCTGCTGGCAAAATGTCGCCGTACCCTACGGTTGTCATTGTCACGACGCTGAAGTAGAAGGGATCGGTGAAATCACGCAGTGGCTTAACCAGTTTAAATATGTAGTAAATCCATGCATATGACGAGGCCACCACGATCAAAGATATGAACCACCGCACATAGTCAGTTCCGTACTTGGATGTGATGCGCCAGAACCCATAAGCTAGTGCGGGCACCCATTTTCTATTTCTAAGGTAACGCCTACGCCGGTGTTCCGCCGCGAGGGCGCCAAATCTGATACTCTCATCGCGATTGCCGGCCGCCGCCAGTTCGCGCGAAAACAGCTCAAATGCCGAGATAATGAACTCAGCAGTAGATTCCTCGACGAAATTCACCGGGAAATGTGGATTTAGCTTTCTGGAACCAATATAGCTTGCGTGAGCCGCAGTTTCCATTGTGTTTAGAACATCGACCTTGTCATCTCGTTCCTGTTGGGTGAGAGGCAGTATTCTCCTCAATGAATCTTGATCGAGCGTCATAGCTTGCCGAGCGCACATGGAGATGGCTCGCCGGAAGGAAATGGCAGCATGATACCCATGGCCCTGCTTGAGATGCATATTTCCGGCCAGCCAAAAATAGAAGGATGCCTGGGACAAGTCACCAGCGTTTAGCGCAGCTTCTGCAGCATGCCTATGACACTCCCCGGCGAAAGTGAAAGCGCCGGCCGCAATCGGTAACGGTGGAATTCTGTCCGAGATCACTACTGTCGCTTTTCCGAGTCTTTCGAACGCGTTGGCCGCTTGGCTAAGATACGAGGCGGTGCCGAAACTGTCGGAAATCTGTCTGTAGCAAAATGAGGCAAGAAGATTAAGTTCCGCTATGACTTGTGGATGCACCGTCTTCGCCTTGTGGGCATTTGTCACCGCATCCACGTAAGCGAGAGCGGCTTCTCGATAGGTGGCTGCGGCTTCATAGCATCCTGCTGCGCGTGTGAAAAGCTGTGCTTGCCCCTCGAAGTTGTTCTGCACTGTATTCGCAAATTCAGAGAATAATGTTCCAGCAAGCCACCAATTGCCGTCCTCTTCTGCGCGAAGGGCTGCGGTGAGCGGTTTTGGGGGCAATGCTGGTAACCGAAGTTGTAAGCCGAACTTATGGCGCATCGCATGACAGTATAGCTCCGCTACATATCAGTTAACGGGCTGGCGCTTCTTCAGCTCTTCAAACGCCTCATACAACACCTCCGTCTGGCTCTTGTCATGCACGACGGCGAAGATGGCGAACTCCCTGTGGAACGCCTTCGGCACGCGGAAATTGAGGTGGGACATCTCGCCTTTATCCAAATTGCCGACGGTGTCCGTCGGCGGAGGCGGTTCACCCTTGCCCTTCGGTGGCGGGACTTTCGCCATCACCGTTTCTCCTTCTGAAGCGCCGCCACCAGATCAACGATGCTCTGCGCCAACTTATCGGCGCGATGGTTGAGCGTGGGGAACCGGGTCTCCGTGAGAGCCCGGCCCTCGTCGCTGGCTCGGCGGTAGGCGGTCTTCTCTGGAAGATACCCGCCGAGCACCCGATAGCCGGCTTCGGTGATGTAATCCTGCGATTCCCGGACTTCCATGTGACTGTCTCCGACACGGCAGAGTGCGAACGCGATCTTCGCTTTGCGGATGCCCTTCTTCACCAGCTCATGCGCCAGCAGAACAGACGGCTGCATGTCATCGAGACAGAGGCCGGTAGGGAGGATCACCAGATTCGCGGTCTGCGCGATCCGCAGGGTGCTGGCCGTCGAATGCGGCGGCGCATCGAAAATCATCAGATCCACGTGGACGGCGCTCTTGACGGCCTGCTTGACGGTCCCGAACCTCTCGACGGCGATGACGGGCTCGATGGCTGATTGCAGGCGTCGGCCCTGCCAGTTGAAGCTTGTCCCCTGCGATACGTCGAGGTCGGCGATCTTCACCGTCCACGCGGCGTTGGCATACTCGCGCGCGACCAGGCGGGCGAGGGTGGATTTGCCCACACCGCCTTTTTGGCCGACGATGCCGATGAGAATTGCCATACCCCCGCCGTGTTTGCGTTCACTGGCTCTATAGCAGATGGGCGGAAGCGCGCAAAGGAGAAATGGTGGATGCGTCAATTGACGCAATGGCGCATTACAGAGTGTCGGCTATAATGGTACTTTGACGAACATTATGGCGAGGAAGCCTCCAAAAACTGAGCCAGAGGCGCGGGCCGAACTGGCAGTAAGCCGAGATGAAGCCGATGCGCAAATTGGCTTAAGAATCGTGTCAGGGGAGGATATTGCGGCGAAAACGATCACTTCGCCTGACATCTTGAAGGTCGTTGAGGAAGAGTATTTCCGGTGGGATTCCTATAATGCCGAAATGCTGGACCGCCTGTTCACGACCGACAAGTTTGCAAGGGAATACAGTTTCTTCGGGATCGCTTTTATAAATACCTACCCCTCATTTCCGAAGGACCTTCAGGACTTCAAAGAGCGCATGCAGAGTAAATTGCATCGCTTAGCCTCAATCCGTGGGCGCCTGTCACTGATTCCGCAGGGCATAAAGTTCCTGCCCGTGCCGGGCGCCTCGCCATCACAAGAAAGTAACGTCGCCCAAGGCCGGAGGATCTTCATTGTTCATGGACACGACACCGGCACACGTGAGTCGGTCGCTCGGTTTCTGGAGCGGCTGAGTTTGGAGGTAATCATTCTCCAGGAGCAAGCCGGGAGGAGCCGGACGCTCGTTGAAAAACTTGAAGATCACTCAGACGTGGATTTCGCGATCATACTCCTGACGGGGGATGATGTGGGCGCGGCAAAGGGCGACCAAGCAAACCTAAAACCACGTGCACGCCAGAACGTAATCCTTGAGCTTGGATACTTTGTCGCCAAGCTGAGAAGGAACAACGTTTGCGCGCTCTATGCTGAGGGCGTTGAGCTTCCTTCGGATTTCGTAGGCGTCCAGTATGTTCAGATTCGTAGCGGCTGGGAGTTCGAGGTTGCCAAGGAGTTAAAGGCGGCGGGTTTCGATATCGACACGAATAAGTTGCTCTAACGCACATCCCTGCAAGGGGCGGCACGAGCAACGACCCTCAGAGCATGTAAAACGGTACACCTTCCTTGGCGAGTGATTCGAGCTCTGACCCGATCCACACCGGGCCGCACCAGCCGCCTTGCCATCCCCAGTACTGGTCGAATGGCCCCCGAAAGAGGTCCTCTGGGAATTGCAGGCGCGCAAACCGATTCTCGATAACTATGACGCGCGGACTTCTTGCGGGCGGTTGCGTCCTATCGAACCCTGGCGCAAGCTCATTGAGCAAATTGAACTGGTCGCCGAATTCAACAACCAAACCGGCCTGCTGCTTTGCATAGAGCCGCCGCCAGACTTCGAGGTGGAGTGAATCAATGGCGTGGTATCCAAGGAGGATAAGAGCGCTGAAAGTCGTGTTGCTGTTATCTTTCAGTAGTGGTTCAGATAGGTGCTTCAGATCCTCCGGCAAGTCGGACCATTTCGGAAATCGGTAGAAGACGGGAGATGGGTCGATACTCGTCTGATCGCGCGATGAAATAACGCCAGGTCCGAACGCCGCTGCGAGCATAGTGGGTGGGTCAGAGGGTCCGAACATGCTTGCAGAATGTACGGCGAGCGCGCATGGCATTCCCTTGTATTCTCGGAATTGCCTTCGTGCTTTCTTGATTTTGAGGCGAACTGGATCATCAGGGCTGATTGGATCGGATGGCCACTGTTCGGGCCAACCCACGGTCTTGATTTCGACGATGCACTGGCCGGCATCGTGAGTGATAAGGTAGTCGGGCTTGCAGTCGCCTGACACGGCCTCGTATTCCCACTTGATTGCCTGCGCATCGAGATATTTTTCGAACAGGCGCTGCCCCACCGCGCCGATATCTTCATTGAGGTGGGCGAATGGACAGAGTTCCATTTTCTGTAAACGGTCTCCCTAGAAAACGTAAACCCGCAGCATCCACCACACCAGAAACAGCGCGATCACCGCCACCACGATGTAGCGGACCCATTGGCCCGGCGTTCTTGGCTCGGTTCGGAGGGGCACGGGGTAATGGTAGCAGGTCCGGCGATTCTTGCCGGTCGGCCTTACCGAGCCTTCTCCTTCGCTTGCGCTCACGGTTGCGCGCTCGCCGGACCGGAAAATGTTACGCTTCATCGGAGAGAGGTATTCATCATGTTCGAGGGATCTGCGAATTGGCTCTCCATTCCGCTATGGCTCCCAATTGACGTCGCTTTCGCCATTGTCTGCGGCATCATCGCGAGCTACAACGGGCGGAAGTTCTGGCCGTGGGTCGGCTGGGGAGTGCTATTCGGCCCTCTGACGCTGGTGTATCTGGTGGTTGTCGTGGTGCGGAGGGGCGGGGAGCGGTAG